GACCAGGGGCACCTCGGAGTCGTCGTCGGTGTTCCGGGTCAGCTGCTTGCAGTCGACGATCGCGACGACGACGTGCGCGGCCTTGGGGTCGTCGATGAACTGGGACACGATGCGCACCAGCCCGTTCCGGTCGCCGGCGGGCAGCTTGCCGCCGAGCTTGACGGTCTCGGTCATGTGGATCTCCTCGCGTGTGGGTGGTGCCGGACGGTAGCCCCGTGGGGCGGTTCCTCAGCGTGCGCGGAGGGGTCCGGCAGGCACCCGGCGGGGCCCGCGTGCGGGTCCGTCGAGGGTGTCGGTGGCGTGCATGGTGGGCTCCTCCACGAAGCTCAGGTGTACAGGTGAACCCTACACCGGGAGGGCTCCGGTGGAAGGGTCTGGGCCGTCGACCCACCGGTACATCCCGTCGTCGTCGAGCAGGAACCAGCCGCGACCGTTCACGGTGTCGAGGTAGACGGGCACGGTGGCCGGGTCGGTGGGGCGGGGCACCAGCAGCCCGCGGGACTCGGCCCAGGTGCGGGAGGACTCGACGTCCTGGTGGCAGGTGAGGCAGAGGCGGACCAGCGCGGCCGGGCGGTTCACCGCGGCCGCGCCGGCCCGGTGCACGCCGCCCATGCCGCGGGCCTGCCGGTGGTGGGTGTGGATGCCGTGCCCGCGGCAGGCCTCGCACAGGCCCAGGGATCGCGCGCGCACGATCTCCTGGGCCTGGGCGAGGTTCACAGCCGCTCGCCGACCCGGCGCCGTGAGGCGGGGACGCCGGCGCCGAGTGCGGCCCGGGAGGGCCGGCGGACGTCGCGGAGCTTGCGGGTGCTCGGCAGCTCGGTGGTGGCCGAGCAGACGGAGCAGCGCAGGGAGTACCACCGGACGCCGCCGACGACGGTGCTCTCGGGCTCGAGGGGGTGGGTCATGGCCGGGCCGCCGCACGCGCACTTGGCGACCGGCAGGCGGTCGCGGTGCGCGGTGCGCCAGGCGTCGGCGTCGATGTGCCCGGTGTCGAGGACGACCTCGGCGAGCAGCTTCATGGACTCCACCTCCTCGGCCCCCGTCAGCCCTTGCCCTTGGGCTTCTGGCGTGTTACCCGGATTGTCCGGCCTCCACCGGTCCAGCGGGTAGGTACTTCTTCGCCGAGGTCGCGGAGGCGGGCGATCGCGGCGTCCCCGTCGGGCACCTCGGTCAGCACCTTCTCCGACCAGGACAGCTTCCACTCCCCGTAGACGCCGACCGGGGCACCGTCGAGCTGGGCGCGGTGGCCGGCCTTGGCCTCCTTGGCGACCTTCTCCTCGTCGCGGCGGAGGGCGTAGCCGACCAGCGCGGCCTCGATGGTGGGGTCGTCGTGCACCTCGAGGGACTGGCGCATGGGCGCGCCGGGTCCTTCGATCGGCGGGCCCCAGCACTGGTCGAGGAAGGGGCAGTGGTCGCAGATCGCGGAGACGTCGGGGCCGTAGCCGTCGCGGGGTGCGGCCTCGGGCCCGTTCTCCTCGACGGTGCCCTGGACGTCGGCGAGCCAGGCGAGGGCCTGGACGGTGATCGCCGGGTCGTAGTCGGTCTCGACGACGTGCTGCCGTCCGGTGTCGCGGTCGACGAACCGGAGCGCGACCCGCTTGACGGGGAACGGGACGCCGGCGGGGAGCCGCCGGTCAACGACCTGCCCGGTCATGAGCAGCCAGGCGTAGATATGGATCTGGAACCACTCGGACAGGCGGGGGCCGTGCTCGACGACGGTCTCGTAGGTGAACCGGCCCTTCGTCTTGAGGTCCTCTACCAGCACCTCGGTCCCCTCAAGGTCGGCGGCGGTGAGCTGCCGCAGCTCGGCGGGTGACCAGACGGGGTCGGCGGCCCAGGGGTCGGCGGCGTGGAAGTACACGGCGTCGGCGTGGCCCTTGACCACCGGGGAGTCCAGGCGGATCTCGGTGACGGCGCCGTGCTCGCGCTTGGCGACGGCCAGGACGGCCTTGTGGATCGCGGTGCCGAGGAAGGCCTGGAGGCCGGTGGGCGGGTTGGTGGCCTTGGTGCCGGCGATGCGGTAGGCGGTGCGCCGGCGGCAGGTGCCGAGCTCGGAGGCGCCGATCTTCCGCTGCCGGGACCGGGTGCTCCGGGCCTCGACGCGCAGGATCGCCGCAGCCAGGTCGGGGGCGGTCACGCCGAGGCCCCGCGGTTCTCCCGGATGGTGGACTGCAGCCAGTCGCCGAGGCGCTGGGTGGAGACGTTGGCGACGGTCTGCCGGAACTCCTGGACGGCCGCGGCGTCGAGGGTCTCGGCGTTGCCCCACTGCTCGGTCAGCGCGGTGATGGTGCCCTTCCGGCGGGCGGACTCCCGGCGGGACTGAATCGGGTCGGGCTCGGCCAGCTCCTCGCCGGCGTCGACCGCCGCGGTGTCGTCGTGGCCCTCGCCGCCCTGGCCGTCGGTGTCGTTGGTCGGCACGTCGGGCGCGACCGGCTCAGCGGCCGCAGGAGGTGCGGCGGGGGCCTGCTCGGCCTCCTGGGCCGGGACGGGCGCTGCCGGCGCCTCGGCGGGCGCGCTGGCGGGCTCGGCGGGCTCGGCGGGCTTGCCAGTCATCACGCCCTGGGCGGCCTTCCGCTCGGCGTCGCGGAGCTGCTCGCCCTTGCCCTGGATCCTGGCGGCCACGGTGTAGCCGTCCACGTCGACCTCGAGCTGTCCGGCCTCCTGGGCCTCCCGGTACAGCGCGCGGGCGGCCTCGTAGGTCGTCAGGCCGTCGATCGCCGGGCCCCACTGGGCCGCCGTCCGGCGGGTCGCCGCCGGGCGCTGCTGCCCGCGGGGGGCGGCCTGCTGGCCGGGCTGCTGGGCCGCGGCGGCCAGCTCGGCCTGCTCGGCGGCGTGCTCGGCCAGGTAGGCCTCGGTGTTCGGCGCGGTGTAGTGCCGGCGGCCGACCTCCTCGTCCAGCCCCAGGGCCCGGAGCATGGCGTCGATCGTGAACCCAGGCACCAGGCGCTTCTCCCCGGGGTCGAGCTGGAAGCGCAGGGACCGGATCCCGGTCACGTAGTGCTTCCGCGGCTCGGGGATCTCGATGATGCCGTCGACCTCGAACGGCAGGTTCTTCTCGGTGCGGATCTTCCACGCCTTCTGGCCTTCGATCGGGCGGCCGTTCCCGCCGATCACGGCGACCTCCTCGAACCGGGCCGTCCAGATCACCGGACCGTCGTGCGAGCGGAGCAGGTCCACCAGCGCCCGCCACCGCTTCTTCGCGGCGTTCCACTGGTCCATCGTGATCACGGCATCCTCGGCGCCGTCGGCGGTGGGCCGAGACGACTGGGCGTTCTTCCGGTCGCGGCGCTGGTTGCTCAGCTCCTGCTGCTCGCCGGACACCAGGTCCCAGACCTCGGTGGCGGAGTCGAGCACGATCGCGTGCGGCTTGCCGGACTCCCCGCGGGGGACCAGCGTCGCCGCCCACACCTGCCGGGCGATGCTCAGGAACGTGCCGTCGTGCTCGAGGATCTCGAACCGGGCGCCGGGGATCGCCCCGTACTGGTCGACCATGCCCTCGCCGACCTCGACGATGAACGTCCGGTCGACCAGGTCGGAGGCCGACAGCTCGGCGGCGGTGTAGGTCTTGCCGCACTTCTGGCCGCCGGCGACCAGCAGCATCGGCCAGGCCGGCTGGCCGGTGGGCTTCCGGGCGTTGAGCGTCGGCGGGGTGCCGCGGGTGATCGCGTGCGTGGTCATCGGGGATCTCCTCCACAGAGAACGGGTGTGCGGTTCGCCTAGACAGTAGGGCATGGGTCCGACAGTTCCGCCAGACCTCCCCGCGTCGTGTCGTCCACAGGTCGCGCGCGGGTGGTGACGTACCTCGGGAGCCCTTGGTCAGTGGTCGTGGTTGGTCTCGTGGTTGGTCATGTGTGGTGGGCGGACACCGGTGTCCGGTGATCCGGTCACCCGTGTCCGGTGATCGGTCACGGGTGTCCGGTGATCCGGTCACCGGTGTCCGGTGATCCGGGTCCGGGAACGGGCCGGCTCCCCAGGGTTGTGCACAGCCTGGGGAGCCGGTCAGCGGCCGAGCGCGGGGTGGTTCGGGATCAGGCCGATGGAGCGTGCGGGGTCGGGCGGCAGGGTCAGCTGCCAGACGTCGGCCAGCTGCCGGCGCCCGGCCGTCGACCCGGAGAAGGTCCGCACGATCAGGCCCAGCTCAAGCAGCCGGGCCAGGTGCCGGCGGACCGTGCGGTCGGTGACCTCGCAGTCAGCGGCCAGCACGTCCTGGCCGGGGTGGGCGTTGCTGCCGTCCCGGTCGGCGTAGGTAGCTAGGACCAGCGCGACGTAGCGCGTGTCCTTGCTCAGGGTGAGGCGTCGCAGGGCGCGCTCCCACGCGAACCGGTCGACGGGCACGGGGGCGCCGTCGACCACCGCCAGGAGAGGCGGTGTGTGGGTCCGGGCAGTCGCGGGGCCCTCGGATCGGGCCCCGCGCGTCACGGCGTGGCGGGCTGCTCGACTGCCTCGGCCGCGGCGGGCTCGATCTTGATCCGGCCCGTGCGGGTGGCCCAGGCCATGATGCGCTCGCGCGCCCAGGCCGGCGTCCGTTCGGACACCAGGAAGTCGGGGGCGGGCAGCACGCCGCGCTGCTGCCAGCGCCAGGCGGTGCCCTTCTCGGCGCCGCAGAGGTCGGCGATCTCGGACAGGCCGAGGTAGGGCTGGCGGTCGGGTCCGAGCAGGGGCGGGGCGGTGGGCATGGTGTCTCCTCCACGGTGACGGGGTCGAGCCTCCACCGTAGCCCAGGCGTACAGGCCACCACGACAGGCGGACCTCACCCGATCCGGGAGGTTCGGGCGCCGGGCTCGGCGGCTACGCTGGGGGCCTCGCCGGGCGTGTCGGTTGGGCGAGGTCTCCTCCACGAGACGGGAGCTCCTCGGCCAGGTGGCCGGGGGGCTCCCCCCGTCTCGGGTCTACTCGGGGGCCGCGTGGTCCGGGTGGTCCGGGGTCTGGGGCTCGACCACCCACGGCGCCGGCTTCTCGGCGACGACCACCTGGGCCTCGTCGATCGGCACCAGCGGCACGCCGTCGGCCGTCTGGGGCGCCTCGAGCGGGGTCACCTGCCGGCGAGCTCGGCGCGCGCGCCACACCGGGGCGAGCAGAGCGACCGCGGCCGCGCCGGTGGACAGGACGGCCTCGACGGCCAGCTGCAGCGCGGTGAGGTCGGCGGCCTGCCCGCGGATCACCAGCAGCACCAGGGCCACGACGGCGACAACGACCGCGGAGACGGTGCCGGCGACCTTGGCCTCGTCGAGGACGGGCTCGGGCCGCTGCTGCTCGCCGGCCGGCTCGAGCTGGGTGGGGGGGGTCATCGGGTCTCCTCAGTAGGGGGTGGCCGCCACGCGGCGGTTCTGCACGGACCCGTAGGGCCCGCCGGTCGTGCCGGAGAAGGCCAGCGCGTAGCGGAGGTCGACGGTGTACCACCCGGGGGTCAACCCGGTGTGGAGGCCGAAGGTGCCCATGGCCGCGCGCTGGTCCATCCCGGAGCCGTTGTGCTGGATCTCGATCGCCCGGTCCTGGGCGGGCTCGACCAGCAGCTCCCCGCGGGTCGTCCACGTGCCGGGCCCGGGGGGCACGTCGGTCGGGCCGGGGCCGAGGAGGGCGTAGCTCACGAACGTCGAGCACTTGTTGCCCTGGGCGGTGAGCGCCGCCGCCAGGTCGACCCGGAGCTTCCCGCCCATCACCAGCACGTTGACGTAGGGCCCGCCGGAGTACCAACCGAGGAACCCGGGCCCGGTGCTGGTGGTGCCCATCTCGAGGCGGGCGGGATCGACCGCGGTGGCCTGCCCGAAGGCGAGGGAGGACAGCGGCACGTAGAGCCCGGAGGCGTTCTGGACGGCGCCCCGGTTGAGCGGGTTGCCCACGGCCAGGTCCCGGATCTGGCGTTGCATGCGCTGGATCTCGGCGGCCAGGGAGTCGACGGTGGGGATGATGCTCACGGTGCTGCTCCCACGGCCAGAGACACGTCGGTGATGCCGCCCTCGGTGTTCGGGGTGACGGTCATGCCGAGCAGGCGGGCGACGACGGTGAGCGCGGCCGGGTACTCGGGGAAGCTCTCCTGGGTGATCTCGAACCCGAGGTCGTCGCCGGGCCAGTAGGACCCCAGGCGCGGCGGGCCGGTGGGCAGCACCTTGAGCCCGGACAGCACCAGCGCGCCGGAGCGAGCGCGCCGGAACCCGGTCTCCCCGCGATCGACCAGCACCAGCGGGTCCTCCTCCTGGGACTCCTGCTGGGTGCCGAAGCTGGCCGGGTAGCCGCTGGCGATCTCGTCGAGGCCGAGGTCGATGTCGGACAGCTGGACGAACGGCTGGACGGGCCCGGAGCCGGAGCCGACGACCTGCCACCGGTTCGGGACCGCGGCCTCGTCCTCGGTGTACTTCCACTTCCGGAGCCCGCCGTTCGGGTAGGCGAACGTGACCGGGGTGGCCTCGTAGCGCCGGCCGATGCGGGGCTCCCCGACCACGAGCTCCCGGCGGAGGCGGCCGGAGCCGGCCTCGCGGTAGGCGTGCACCCGGTACTCCGACGGCGTGCCGGTGTCGGTCAGCTGGTCGAGCAGCTCGAGGACGTCGCGCAGCTCGCGGGGTTCGTAGATCCGGGGCACCAGGGGGGCGGTGGGCCCGGGTCCGTCGTTGCGCACGCCGAACCCGCCCTCGAGCGCGCCGGGCTGGGCGGCGATGCGGCCCATGAGGTGCGTCGCGTTGCCGACCGCGGTGCTGGTGGTGCTGCTGGTCGCGGTGAGCTGCTGGCGGGCCAGCCAGGACTCCCAGGACGCGCCGGACAGCACCAGGCCCACGCGGTCGTCCGAGCGGTCACGGCCGTAGATCGGCCCCGACCAGACGACGTCGGTCTGCCCGTTGTCCTCGAACTCGACCCACAGCCCGCACCGGCGGGGCCGGGTGGCGGCCCACGGGTTGTTCTTGAGCGCGACGGCGTTGCGCAGGGACAGGAAGGCGTCGACCGGGCCGGCGCCGGAGAGCGCCAGCCCGTACTTGACCTCGGTCAGGGGCAGGGTGGCCAGCTCGAGGCCGGTGCCCAGGTCGGTCAGGGTGTACTGCCACTCGGCCACGGCGAGCCCTACCGGAGCAGGTGGCGGACGCCGGCGACGACCGCGGTCAGGCCGGCCAGCACGACGACGACCGGGACGGCGAGCACCAGCAGATCCCGGTTGCGCACGGGCTCGGCGAGGCCGTCGTCCCAGACGGGGGCCGGCTCGTCGAGCAGCCGGCGGGCCACGCGCAGGGCGCGGCCCGCCGACCGGTCAAGGTTGATCACAGCGAGCGGGTCCACAGGGCCGTCCACGTCATCGGCCCGGGCTTGCCGTCGGGGCTCAGCCCCTTCTCCTGCTGGAACGCCCGCAGGGTGCGCTCGGTGACCGGGCCCGGGATGCCGTCCACGGCCAGCTTCCACCCGCGGTCGCGGAGCTTCTGCTGGTAGGGCCGGATCCCGGTGCCGGGGTAGCTCGGCACCTTCCGGAGCATCGCCCGCGTCTGGTCGCCGCACTTCCCGTCGGCGGTGATCCCCGCCGCCCGCTGGAACAGCGTGAAGCCGTCGACCGACGCCTGCCCGCAGTACCCGTCGGCGCCGGTCGCGCCCATTCCGAACCCGGTGTCGATCATGTTCGCCTGGTCCTGGCGGACCTGCTCGCCGCGGGTGCCGAGCTCGGACACCTGGCCCATGGCGATCTCGCGCCACGTGCCGACGCTGGGCGTGGTGACGACCGGCGGGGCGATGACGTGCCCGTCGCCCTTGATCGGGGAGGGGTCGCCGAGCACGCGGATCCACAGGGCCACGGTCTCCTCGAGGGAGCGGGACGCGGCCTCGGGGGTCAGCTCGAGGTGGATGTGGTCGAAGTGCGCGGCGACGCCGTTGTAGACCGTCCAGCCGTCGTTGCACCGGTTGGACCACCACTGCCGCCGGCGGTGGATGATCCCCTGGATGCCCAGCTCCTCGGAGTGGATCCGGAGCAGCTCGACCAGGTTCCACGACCAGTCGTTCGTGACCGGCGTGCCGAAGTCGTCCGCGCGGCCGACGCCGTGGATCGACGTGCTCGAGCCGCCGCGCACCGCGCGGCAGTTGAAGATCCCGAGGTTCTTCCCGCCCTCCTCCTTGTAGGCCCCGGTGAACCAGGCCATGGCGCCGCGCGCGCCGGGGGTGGGCCCGCTCGAGCACTTGGTGGCGCCGTAGTAGGTGCCGCACCGCATGGGCATGGGTCAGGCCTCCGGGGTGACGGTGGAGTCGCCGGCGCCGTCGGTCACCGGGGTGACGACGACGGTGGGGCGGGTGGCGTTCGCGGCGGGCTCGACGTAGGACGGGTCGCCGGGCTGGACCTCGGCCGGCGTCGGGTCGGGCTCGGTGCGGTCGTACTCGGGCGAGGCGGCGACGTCGCGGGGGGTGGGGGCGTCGGGGACGGCGGTGGGGTCGGACACGGGTTCCTCCTGGCGTGGCGGTTGGCGGGGCAGACGCTACGCGGCAGCGGCGATGTAGGTGCCCTCGATCAGCACGTTGGCCCCGTTCTTGATCGGGTAGTCGCCGCCGATGAGGTTCATCTGGGGCCGGGCGGTGTTGATGTCCGCGCTTCCGGCGGCGAGGTTCTGGATCGGCTCCTTGCGGGTGTCGTTGTAGGCCTTGTCGAAGTAGGGGATGGTGCCAGCGGTACCCACCGCGGAGAACCCGGAGAAGTTGCCGGCCCCGGGGGTGAACAGCTTGCACACCACCGCCTGCTCGAAGGCGGCCGCGGCGACCGGCAGGCTGAACGTCATCGGCCCCGAGGCGCCGTTGGTGGTGCTGCCGGCGCTGAGGAAGATCCGGAAGAACACGAGCAGCCCGGCCAGGCGGACGAAGTCGCCGGCCAGGGACCCGTTGCCCACCGTCGGGGTGCCCCCGGAGGCCGTCCAGGTGACGGAGTAGGGGGTGGTGGAGCCGGGCGCTCCGATGGTCACCCACTTGTTCGAGGCGTCCCACCGCTGCAGGCCGAGGGTGGGGTGGTCGCGGTAGGCGCCCAGGTAGGGGCCGGGCTCGACGTCGTCGGAGTAGACCGGGGTGATGCCGCCGCGCCCAACCGTGCGCGGCACGGTGCCCAGAATCGTGATCACGCCGGTGTTGGAGACGGCGAACTCGGCGAACTGCAACGAGTTGGCCGGCAGGGCGGGCAGGGTGGCGGCGCCGGCGCTGGCCGCGTTCGGGCCGTAGACCACGAGCAGCTGGGGGCCGTCGGTGGCGTCGCCGGCGCCCTTGTCGAAGATCCGGAGCACCAGGCGCCCGCGGCGGAACTCGGTGGAGCTGGCGGCGGTGACCGCCCGGTCCTCGACGGCGTCGCTCACCACCTCGTAGGGGCCCTGGGTGGTGGTGATGGTGCCCTGGACGACGGCCTGGAACGGCTGGACGCGGAGACCGCCGGAGATCACGGACACCTGGCCGGGGTTGCCTGGGCCGGGCAGCACGCCGTTCCGGACGGCCAGCGCGGGCGCTCCGGCGAGCCCGGAGGGCACCCACAGGCCGGCGTGGTTGAGCCGGTGGTCCTCGGCGGGCAGCTGGTAGCGCGCGTCGCTGGTGCCCTGGAGGTAGGAGATCTTGCGAATGGTCATGGGTCGGGGCTCACTTCCACGCGGGGCGGTGCTTGACGATGACGTAGGCCGCGGCGTTGTAGGCCGCCGCGGTGAACCGGAGGTCGTTGGACCCGGGCCGCAGCCGGAAGAAGGTCGACCCGGGCTCCTTGAGGGCGTACTGGCTGGCCCCTCCCACCATGATCATGCGGGCTCCGAAGTCGACCACGGCGGTCTCGCCGGCGACCAGGGCGCGGGTGAGGCCGAACCACTCCCCGGTGGTGGCGTTGGTCAGCCGCGGGGCGGGGCACGGGCCGTAGAACTCAACGACGGGGGCGACGGAGACGCGGCCCAGGTTGTAGACGGTGAGCTGGCCGCCCTGGTCGGCGGCGCCGCCGCCGTGGTCGAGGGGGTGCTCGAGGGGGTGGATGAACCCGGGGGTGGTGCCGACGTCGCGGAGTCGGAGGGTGCTGGTCACCAGGCCGGCGGCTCCGGCGGCGTACTTGAGCGGGTCGCCGGCGGTGAGCACGAACGAGAAGGTCCGGATCCGGGGGTTGCGGTAGTGCACGTCGATGATCGGGGCGCCGGAGCAGCGGACCGCCATCTGCTTGGCCGGGCTCTCGGTGACGCTCACGAAGGTGTCGCGGTGGAGCACCTCGACGGCGTCCTGCAGGGCGAGCTCGGCGGCGTCGAGGAGAGCCGCGGAGCAGGCCCGGAAGGCGCCGTTGAACTCGAGCACGCGGGCCTGCCGGCGGCCGCGGCCGAGCCAGGCGCCGTCGCCGGGGTTCGGGTCCTGGGGCAGGTCGACGGGGGCGCCGCCGCGCCACCCGCGGGGCTCGGCGACGATCCACTCGACGCCGGTTGCGTCGATGCCGCCGAAGCGGAGGTCGGGGGCGTCGGGGTCGCCGAGCGCCCAGATTCGGGTGGTGCGCGGGGTGAAGCCGGTGGGGGCGGTCATGCGGTGGCTCCGGCGTAGGGGCTGGTGATGCCGTTGCGGAGGTCGCGGACGACGCGCTGGCCGACGACGGCGCCGACCTCCTGGGCGGTCTGGGTGTCCTGGACGGTGTAGTACTGCCGGGCGTCGATCGTCATGCCGCTCCCTCCACCGGTGAGCCCGGCGTCGTCCATGAGCTGGTTCCGGCGGTTCCGGCGTCGCTGGGACAGGGGCACGACGACCTCGGGCCCGTCCTCGCCGATGACGGCCAGGGTGGGGCGGTTGACGATCGCGCCGTCGGCGAGCTGGGGGATCCGCGGGATGTCTGGGGGGTTGATCGTGATCCCGGCGATGGTGAACTCGAGCAGGTCGTTGACCCGGTCGATCACGTTGGAGTTGATGAACCGGATGACGGAGTTGACGATGTTCTTGCCGACGTTGCCGACGAACCCGGCCGCGTTGGCGATGCCGTTCACCAGGCCTTGCATGAGGTCTCGGCCGGCGCCGAGCAGCAGCGAGCCCAGGGAGCCTAGGGCCGAGAGGATCCGGCCCGGCAGGCTGGACACGAACCCGACCACGGTGTTGAAGCCGTTGACCACCGCGTTGTAGGCCCCGGACACCGCGCCGGTGATGAACCCGACGACGGCGTTCCACGCGGCGGCGGTGGCGTTCTTGATCGTCTCCCAGTTGGCGACGATCACCGCGATGACGGCGACGACGGCGGCGATCACCAGCGCGATCGGGCCCATGGCGATCAGCCACGCGGCCGCCACCTTGGCCGCGCCGAGGAGGGACTGGGCGCCCATGACGATCCACCCGCCGACGACGCCGGCGACGGTGGCGGCCATGCTGGCCAGCATCACGGCGCCCTGGACGGCGAACCCGGCGGCCATGGCGACCAGCGACGCGACGGTGCGGATCTGGGCGCCGACCCACGCCGCGGCGGTGGCGGCGGCGGAGGCGACGGCGCCGGCGGCCATGGCGACGTACTGGGCGCCGATCACCGCGGCGGAGATCACGGCCTGGGCGGCGAGGGCGATCCACCGGGCGATCATCTGCACGACGGCGAGGGAGTGCGCGGCCGCGCCGGCGATCGCCTGGGCCTTCTGCACGGTCCACGCGGCGACGGCCTGCACCTTGGTGGTGACGTAGGCCGCGGCCAGCGCGATCAGGTGCGGCAGGAAGATCGCGGCGATGACGCCGACGACGACGCCGATCGCCGTGGCGTTGTCGCGGATCCATGTGCCGGCGTCGATCAGGGCGGGCACCAGGGTGCCGGCGATGAACCCGCCGACCAGCTGGAGGGTCGGGCCGAACTGTGTGGCCAGGGTGCTGGCCAGGTTGGAGACGAACGGCAACACCCGGTTGCCGATGAGGTCGACGAACGTCTGGGAGAGCTGCCGCTTGAAGGACTCGATGTTGCTGGCGGCGTTGTCGTTCAGGGTGGTGCCCAGCGCGGCCGCGGCGCCGTCGATCTGGCCGAGGGAGCGCGTGGCCTCGGAGGGGTCGAGGGACAGGATCGCGTCGCCGAGGTCTTCGTACTGCGTGCCGATCAGCGCGGTGGCGGCCGCCGATCGGGCGGCCGGGTCCTCGGTGTTCCGGAGGGCGTCGAACACCTTGTCCATGGCCGCGGCCGCGGCTGGTCCGCCGGCCTGGAAGTCGGCGAAGATCTGGGCGGAGTCGAGGCCGAGGTTGTTGAGCGCGCTGGCGGCGTCCTCGCCTCCCTCGCGCATGATGATGCCCATCTCGCGCACGGCGTCGGCGGCGAAGTCGGCGTTCGGGATGCCCGCGGCGAGGGCCTGGTTGATGAGGCCGATCGCGGAGCCGCCGTCGAGGCCGACCTCCTGGAAGGTCGTGCCGTACTCGCCGATGACGTCGAGGAAGTCGCCGCCGCGGTCGGCGCCCTGCTGGAACCCGCGGGTGATGAGGTCGAGGGCCTCGCCGGCGTCCTTGGCCATGCCGGTCTGGATCAGCCGGCCGACGGCCTGGGAGGTCTCGCCGACGTCCTTGTCGAAGGCGGTGGAGAGGTCGAGCACGGAGGCGGTGACCGACTGGAGCTGCTCGTTCGTGGCGTCCTCGAACACGGCGCCGGACTGGATGACGGTCCGGAGGGCGTCGGACACCTCGCCGAGGTTCTCGCCGTAGTTGCTCACGTAGAGCTGGCCGGCGATCTTCCCCAGGTCGGCCGCGTAGGCCCCGGAGGCGCCGAGCTGGGCGTTGAGCTTGTCGAGGGCGACCTCGGTGTCTATGGAGCCGGCGATCGAGGTGCCGATGATCGCGCCGACAGCTGTGGCGGCGCCGGCGATCGCCAGCTTGGCCTTGGTCCCGAAGCCCTCGCCGGCGGCGTCGCCGGCCTTCTCCCCGGCCTTCTTGGCGTTGTCGACGATCGGCTCGAGGGCCTGGTCGGTGCGGTTGGCTCCGTCTCGGAGGGCGTCGGTGATGCCGGCGGCCGCGTCCTGGGCGCCGGCGACGACGCGGCCGCCGGCGTCGGTCATGGCGTCGCCGAGCTGGCCGAGGGAGCGGGCGGCGTCCTGGCCCTGCTCCTCGAAGGCCTCGCCGATCAGGCGGGCCGCGGTGCTGCTCTCGTCGCCGACGTCGTCGAAGGTGTCCGCGGCCGCGTCGGCGATGGTGGCCAGCGCCGCCCCGAACCGGCGCTCGAGTTCGGGCCCGACCTTCTCGGCGTTGGCCTCGACCTCGACGTAGGCCTTGCCGACGGACGACGCCACGGTGCTCCTCGGGAGAGGGGGTGGCGCCCGGCCCGAAGCCAGCGGTCGCAGAGGCAGCGTAGCCGTCAGCCGCCGCCGAACGCTCCGAGCTGGCCGGCGACGGCGAGGAAGCTCTCGGCCTCGTGCTCGAGGGCGTCGGGGTCCTCGGCGTCGTAGGCGGTCAGCGGGGGCGCCTCGAGCCAGCGGAGGAACTCCTCCCGGTCCTCCTTGGTGGCGTTCTCGATGCGCCAGGCGTAGACGGCGGCGAGGAACCGGTCGAGGGGGAGGGCGAGGAGGTCGACGCCGCGGCGTGCGGTGCCGCCGTCGAGCATGGCCCAGTTGGCGGCGGCGACGGCGACCAGCCGGTCGGCTTCCCACCAGCGCCACCCGCCGGAGGCCTGGGAGAGCACGGCGAGGCCGACGTCGATGCACCGCTGGTGGGTCAGGGTGTCCTCGTCGTCGTCGATCGCGTCGAGCAGGGCGTCCTCGTCGTCGTCCGGGAGCAGCCCGGGGAACACGGCGAGGGGGTCGTCGTCGAGGTGGGCGACGACCCACGCTCGAGCTGGCAGGGCCGGGATCGTGTACTCCTCCCCGTCGAGGAGAACGGACACGACCCCGGCCCGCTCGAGCTGGTCGCGCCAGTCGGTGAGACGGCGCGGGCTGGTCACCGCCGACCGCGGCGGCCCTCGGGCTTCCACTGCTCGGCGATCGCCTCGAGGATCTCGAGGGCGTGGTCGACGTCGAAGTCGTCGTTCTCGTCCTCGAGGCGGGCGATCAGCGCGGAGCGGCCGGGCTCGAGGAGGGCGTCGGCGAGGAAGTCGATCGCCAGCTGGACCTTGAGCAGCGGGTTGGTGCGGCGTTGGGTGGCCACGCCTAGGCGCGCCATGAGCGCGTCCTTGGGCTTGCGCACCAGGTACTCCCGGCCGTCGACCTCGATCGCGATCGTGCGTTCGATCGCCGGGGCGTTCGGGTTCTCCGGCGCGCGCTCCTTGGGGGTGGTGGTGAAGCTCAGGGCGGCCGAGTCAGCCATGGGGGTCTCCTTGGGTCCACGAGTCGGGCACCCCGGAGCCTACGACCAGCGCCTACCGGACCACGTCCTCCATGGCCCGGCGCAGGAACGGCCGGCCGCGGGTGCCCTTCGTGCGGCGGGTGTAGGTGCCCACGGTGGCGTTGCCCACCCGGTAGGCCTTCCGGCCAGCCGAGCCGCGCACCGAGTGCCCGCGGCGCTGGTGCCCGCGGACGGTGACCGTGCCCGCCTGCTGGCCGTCGTGCACGGCCAGCGCGTACTCCACCGGGCTGCCCACCTGCCCGACGACGCGGAGGCCCTGGACGTCGATCGCCGAGGTGATCGATGCGCGGAGGTTGCCGGTGTCGACGGGGGCGTAGAGCTTGGCCCGGTTCTCGATCTGCCGGGTCGTCCGGATCACGTACTGGGTGACCATGCCCGCCGGGCCGGTCAGGGCGGTCTGCAGCTTCTGCTGGGACAGCTCGATCCGTGCGACGGCGGGCACTGGTCAGCTCCGGTCGGTCAGCTGGTCGTCCGGGCGGTGCCCGGCGCGGTGGTGGTGGCCGGCGCCGGCGCCGGGGTGGAGGCGGCCCCGGGCACGGCGCCGCCGGCGGCGGTGCCCTCCGGGTCGAGCCCGGCGACGGCCGGGGCCGGCGGGTTCTCGGCCAGCCGGGCGCGCTTCTCGGCCGCGGTGCCCGACGTCGACAGCTGCCGATCGCGGAGCGCCTGGTCGAGGGCCTCGCCCTTGAGCTCGGGCATCTCGCCGGTGGGCTGGTCGTCGGCGGGCACGGGGGTGAGTCGGCCGTCGTCGATCGCGGCCTGGGTGAGGGGCGTCAGCTCGACGGTGACGATCTCGCCGACGGTGGCGCCCATCATCGTGGTCTCGACGCGGACACGGATGCTGCTGGTCATGGTTGCTCCTCGGGTCAGGGGACGAACACGCTGCACAGGGTTGCACCGCCGACGACGTCGCCCTCGGGGCCGATCGGTCCGTAGGACCCCAGGGATACGCCGGCGTCGTCGTTGTCGGCCGGGAACCGGTCGAGGATGGTGTGCCGCACCAGGGCGGCGTCCACGGAGGCCTGGTCAGCCGCGGCGCGCTGCTCCTCGACGGTGGGCGGGTAGTAGTTCCCGCCGTCCTCGGTGCCCACCGGGGCGCACCGGGCGACGCCGACCTCAAGGGTGACGGAGTACGACATCTCGGAGCGGGACGCGCGCGCCAGGGGGGCGGGGAAGGTGTCCCAGTCCGTCGGGGACACGTCGACCAGCCGGACCCAGGCCATGCCCTCGCAGCCGTCGCCGCAGTCGAGGCCGTGGTCGAGGACTGGGAGCGCGCCGGGGAGCACCTCGAAGGTGCACGGGGGCACCAGCGTCTCGTCGTGCTCGCCTTGCTCGGCGTAGACGACCTCGAGCGCGGCCAGCACGCCGGTGAGGACGGGCCAGGCGACGGGGTCGGTGCACCGCGGTGGGGTCGTCACGTGAGGAACCGGTGTCGGTGCAGGTCGGGGGTGCTCACGGTGGCGGCCTCGGGGTAGCCGGCGGGGTTCACGGTGGCCAGCCAGCGGTCGACGGCGGCGGATCCGGTGCGGCCCTGCTCGGTCAGGGTCGCCGGGTCGGGCGGCTCGATGGTCAGCCCAGGGCGGGCGATGGACCGCGCTCGAGCTGGCACCGCGCACGGCTGGCCCTTGGAGGCGCGGAGCAGCTCGCCGGCGTAGCGGCCGGCGGCGATGTTGCCGGCCGCTGGAGGCGGGGTGCCGATCACAGCGTCGACCACCCACACCGGGTCGGGCGCGTAGACGTCCTGCCCGACAGGCCACCCGGAGCCGTCGGTGCGGACCAGCGCGCCGTCGGGGTCGAGGACGTAGGCGGAGGTGGGGAGCACCTCCCCGGCGATCTCGACGCGGGTGACGGCGGCGATCTGGGGGATGCGGACCAGCGTGCTGCCCTCGCCGCACACGCTGGCCCAGGGCCGGGGGGTGGCGTAGCGGTTGCGCTGGGCGTAGGCGTTCGGCCGCCGCGCCGCCAGGAACGGGGCGACGCGGCGGGCGGCCAGGTGGAACCGGCGACCGGACAGAGCCCAGAGGGTGTGCACCGACCAGACCAGCGCGGCCGCGCGCTGGTCTGCGGTGGCCTCGGCCCAGCCGGCCCCCGACACCGAGGTGTCGGGGGACCAGCCGAGGAGGTCCGGCGCCGGGCTGGTCACGCGGCCAGCGCGGCCAGGCCGTCGAACACGGCGGGCGGAGCGATGCGGGTCTGGAAGAGCTTGAAGTGGTTCCGGGAGCCGACGGCCTCGAGCAGCTTGCCCGCGGGGTAGACGCCGTTGACGGCGGCGCCGGACTCCTGCACGTTGTACGGCCCCTTGCCCCAGAGCGAGCCCTCGCGGGAGGTGGAGACGACGCCGAAGCTGGCGGCGCCGTTCTCGATGGTGAAGTCCTGGATCTTGCCGCCGCGGAGGTAGGGCAGCAGCAGGTAGCCGTAGGACCGGCCACCGCCGGCGCACGCCCCGGCGCCGGCCAGGTCGGTCCACACCTCGAGGCCGTACCCGCCGACGACGGGCACGCCGCCGTCCGCGGAGAGGCCGACCGCGGCGGCCTGGAAGTCCAGCACGGTGGGCAGGTTGGTGATCATCGCGGCGTAGTCGGGCTGCACGCCGGTGAACGCGATCGTGGCCTCCACGCCGACCAGCTGGGCGTCGGGCAGCTCGTTGACCTCGTACTCCCCGCCCGCGTTCGTCACACGGATGGTCTCGCCGTCCTCGTACTGGAGGGCCATGCCGACGGACACGAAGCCCTTGGAGACGCCGGTGGTGGCCGGGCCGACGACGGGGGCGCCGCACTCGTCGGTGCGCGTCAGGCGCATCCGGCGGCCGCGGATCGGGGCGAACATCTTGGAGGTGGGCACGGGGTGGTCTCCTTGGCGAGGCGGGTCCGCGCGCCCGGCCCACAGCCAGCGGTCGCTACGCGGGGGAGACTACCGCCCGGTGCGGGCCAGCGGGTCAGCGTCGCCGGTCGGACAGCCGCCCTGGGTACCGGCGGCCGTCGTCGATCGCCTCGGGGTCCGGCTCGAGGTCGGCCTGGGCGTCCTCCTCGGCCCACTCCCGCTCGAGCTGCTCCCGGCGGGAGCGCACCGTGGCCGGCCGCAGACGCGGGCGCACGCCCTCGGGGACGTCGTCGCCGACCACCAGCAGGTCGGCGAGGCCCTGGGGCGGCCGGGGCGGGTCCGGCAGCTGGGCCCCGGGGGCGACCGCCCGCACGGTGGCGATGACGTCCTGGAACCAGGTGACCAGCTCGGAGTCGAAGTGCACGCGCGCGCGGTCGCGGCGCCGCTGGTCGTCGCGGTCCTTGAGCAGCCAGTCGACGGTGGTCTCGAGTTCTTCGATCTCGTCGTAGGCCTCGCCCAGGCGCCGGCGGTACCGGGCCAGCGCACGGCCCTCGGTGGCCGCGGCCTGCCGCTGCCGCTCGGCCTCGAGCTCGCCGCGACGCCGGAGGTTGTTCAGCTCGCGGTTGGTGAAGTAGCCGATCAGCCGGGTGATCGGTCCGTCGCGCTGGCCGAGCTTCTCCACCAGGTAGACCAGCGCGGCCACGATCAGCAGGAAGGCGAACAGCCACGGCGACTGGTCCTTGGCCGCCGTCAGCAGGTCGGTCACCGGGGGAGCCGTACGCCGAACTCACCCTCGACCTGGGTGCGGAGACGCTCGCGCTTGGCCAGCAGCCACGTCCCGACGGCCAGCGTCGCGTGGATCGCCCCTGCCCCCATGAGTCCCGTCCCCGATCGGTAGTCCTGGCCGAGCCCCGTGCTCATAAGCTCCTGCCCGACCAGCATGGCCGGGACGCCGATCAGCAGCCGAACGGGGGCTCCTGGTGCGTTCCGGCGGAAGATCACCCACAGGCCGAGGGTGGCCAGCATGGCGCCGCCGATCAGCCGCCAGGTGAGGGTGATGCCCTGGTCGGCCAGCACGCCGTAGCCGATGCCGGAGTACCAAGCCCACAGCAGCGCGTGGCCGGCGATGACGACCGGCGCCCACCGGCCGGCCAGGCCGACCACGGCCAGCACGGTGGACAGGTAGAACAGCCAGCCCCACACCGGCAGCGCGGCGGCGGCCTCGACGATGCCGAGGCCCTGGGCGTCGATCGCGCCGGTGGTCCGGGGAATCAGGTAGTCGCGCCCGCGGAGGCCGGCCTGGTAGAGCGTGATGAGCTGGACGACCAGCAGCGCGACGTTGTGCGCGCCGGGCCGCCACTCCCCGTGGGCGAACTCGCCGAGCAGCCGCCGGCCGAGGGCTCGGGCGGCCCCCGGCCGGCGGGGGCTCACTGCTGGGCCGCGTCGTGCTCGGCGACCCGGGCGCGCTTCTCGTCGGCGGTGCCCGACGTCGGCAGGTCGCGGTCCTTGAGCGCCTGGTCGAGGGCGTCCCCGCGGAGCACCTCGGCCTGCTCGGTCTGGTCCTTGGTGCCCTCGGCGGCGGTGGCGGTGGTCGCGGCCTCGCCCTCGGTGGTGAGGTCGACCGGCTGCTCGGCGACGCCGTCGGTCGGCGGCCCGGCCGGGGTGTCCGCCGGGTCGACGTCGTCCGGGTCCGCCGCGGTGGTCGCGGTCGGGGTGCTCGGCCCGCCGGCGAACGGGGTGCGCTCGCCCTCGAGCTGCTCGGCGTCCTCGGACGGCTCGGGGTGCTGGTCGATCTCGGCGTCGAGCGCGCCGGCCTTCTCGGCGACGTCGCGCGGCACGACGAACCCGCCGCCGATCGTCTCGACGACCTCGGGGGCGTGGCCCAGGTCGGCGGCCGCGTCGAGCAGCAGCCGGGCCGCCTCGGCCATGTCGGCGCCGAGCACGTGCACCTCGACGGGCTCGGGGGTCTGGGGGGTGGTCTCGGTCATGTGGATCTCCTCAGCTCAGGGCGACGCGCACGCCGACCAGCGCGCACTCGTAGGTGACGGTGACCAGCCGGCCGGTGAGGACCGTCAGGTCGTTGGTGGTGCGGTTGAGCAGCCGGGCAGCGTCGCCGCCGCCGACATCGAACGTCTCACCGCGGGTGACCTTGACCGATCCGGTCCCGTACACCCACGCCGAGTCTGCGGCCCGCGTCGACCCGTCGGGCCCGCTGCCGGTGTACCCACGGCCCACGACGACGTCGGTGTGGGCCTCGGTCTGCATCCGGGTGCCCACGGCCTCCGTGCCGGGCAGGAAGGGGAACGCGACGGCGGGGCAGTGGATGACGCCGCGGCCCAGCAGCCGGTTGCCCAGCGCCTCCTCAAGGAGGCCCACGGCCAGCTTCCCGGGCACCGGGTCGGCGGCGAGCACCTCGACGCCGTGCGGGTTCGTGTTCGCGTCGTAGGTGCCGGCGTTCAGCTTGAGCGCGTCGGGGTCGTCGGTGAGCGGGTCGCCGGTCCAGAACCCGCGCTCCACGGCGGCCTCCTCGCCGAGGGCGAACCAGCTCCGGGCCTTGTCGACCAGCTGGTCGGGCCGGTAAGCGATCGCCTTGCCGGCGGGCCCGGTGTAGACGGCGAACGGGCTCGAGCGGACCCACCGGTCGACGTCGAGCTGGACGGTGCCGGGCATCGGCGGGCCGCCGGGCGTGCCGCACGCGGCGGACACGGCCTCCACCGCGGCGCAGCCGAGGGGGTCGTACTGGATGCCGCCCTGGGCGTGCGCGTCGTTGGAGTCGACGACCTGGGCGATCGAGTAGAGCCCGAACTCTCGGGCCTGGGGGATCGGGGCGGCCACCTCGGCCGGCGGGGCGAACACGGGCGAGCTCACGGGCGGGGGTCCTCTCGAGGGGGTGGAGACAGGCCGAGGGCCGGGCGAGCCGGTAGCTCGCCCGGCCCTCGGGTGATGGTGCTGGGTCGGTCAGGCGGCGGGCAGGGCCACGCCGTCCCGGGTCGCGCCGTTCGCGGGGAACGGCGTGGTGTAGACCCGGGAGTCGTGGCCGGTCTTGGCCACCAGCACGGCCTCCTCGGTGAACAGCCCGACGTAGTCGTTCTTCACCAGCCCGGCGGAGTCGTAGACGGTGTCGAGGTTGATGACCTCGTCGACACCGCGGACCCACGTCCCGGCCGGGTAGGCCAGGAACTTGACCGTGGACGGCCAGGACGTCGCCGGGGTGGCGATGCCCATCGCGGAGTCCTGCCAGTCGTACACGAACTGGGGGGCCGCGCCCCGCTCGGCGAACCAGGTGCGGATCGTCGCGTTCGTGACGTTGAGCAGGTCCACGCCGAGCCGCTGGGACAGGTCGGCCCGGATGACGCCCCACGCCCACAGCGGCAGCGGGACCTCGACCGTCGCGGCGATCGGGAGGCGGTGCCGGTACCGGACGTCGGTGACGGCCAGCTCGACCGCGGACAGCAGCGACGCGGTCGCGCCGAGGGCCGCGCCGGTGGTGATGGTGACCCCGGTCGACCCAGCCTCCATCTTGGCGATGGTGCGCGCCGACAGCTTGTGGGCGTGCGCCACCAGGGCCCCGCGGGTGATCCGGGCGGTCAGCTCGGGGTACGCGTGGTTCTGGAGGATGCCGGAGGTGATGCACACGCCCATGGCCTCGGCCCGGACCTCGGTGAAGTCCGGGCAGGGGACCCGGTAGCAGGTCTTGTCGGTGCCGGCGATCGCCTGGGCCTCGGTCTGGGTGAAGCCCACGCCGTCGTAGATCGTGCGGAAGTCCGGGCCGGGGGTGAACCGGATGCCGCCGCGGCGGGCGTTGACCTCGGGGAGGTCGATCAGGCCCTCGGCCGCCTCGAGCTCGGCGAGGTCGTACAGCGTCTCCGACGGGGCGCACCAGCCACCGGCGGCGACCAGGGAGCCGCCGGGCAGGCGGGACTCCCGGGCGGCGAAGGTGAACACGTCGTCGTCGGTGAACTCGGCCGCGGTCAGGTCGTCGGCGAAGTCGCGCCGGATCCGGGCGACGCCGTGCTGCAGGCGGGTCGACTGGCCCGACCCGGACGGCAGGGGCCGCTGGGGGTAGGACGCGAACCGGCGGTTGGCGACCGCGGCCACCTCGGAGAAGGTCGAGAAGGTGTGGTTCGCCTGCACGCCCGGGACGTCGGCGGCCGCGGTGATCGTGGCGCGGCGCTGCTGGGCGGGGGGCTTGGGGCTCCCGGTCCGGCGGGCCGCCCGGGCCGCCCGGCCACCCTTGCCGGCGCTGGCCAGCACCGGCTCCTTCTTGTCGGCGTCCTTGTCGGCGTCGGCGTCCGCGTCGCCCTCGTCGCCCTCGTCGTCGCCGCCCTGGTCGCCGTCGCCGGCGTCGCCGCCCTCGTCGCCGTCGCCCTGGCCGGCGTCGTCGTCCTCCTCGGTGTCGACGGCGTCGAGACGGCGCCGGCGGTCCTCGTCGGCGGTCTCGCGGCGCTTCTCCTCGGCCTTGGCGCCCTTGATGACCTCGGCCAGGCGCTCGGCCTCGACGACGTCCTCGTCGGTGACGTCGTCCTTCTCCTTGATCTTCTCGACGGCGGCGCGGGCGCGCTTGCGGATCGCCTCGAGGTCGGCCACCGGGGTCTCCTCGAGGTTCTCGGGGAGCACGATCGGCGACTGGTCGTCCTTCTCGGCGAACACGACGGACGCGCGGCCCGCCAGGTCGTCACGGACGCGGGGGATGCCGGTGGAGCGGTGACGGGGCAGGGTGCGGACGTTCACGGCGGGAGGCTCCTGGGGGGTCTCGGGTGATCCGAGCGCCCGGCCCACAGCCAGCGGTCGCTACAGCGGGGAGGGTATCCCACTCCACGCCGGGGAGGCGCGGGTCAGCCGAGCCCGTCAGCGTCGCCGCCCGGAGTGATCGGGACACAGGACGCGCCCGCCGCCGGTCTGCACCCATCCTTCGCGCTCCCACAACTGCCAGGCAGCGACGACGTCGGTGGACCGCGCGGGCAGGGTGCGGTTCGGACAGGTGCCGTAGAGCACCTGGTGGTCGCACAGGGCGACCAGCACGACGGTCACAAGATCGCGGCGGAGTCGAGGCCGAGCAGCTCGGGGCAGTACGCGGCCGCGGCGGCGTCGAGGAAGTGCTCGGCCTGGCCCTCGGTCCACCCGTCGGCGGTGAACGTCTCGACCATGGACTCCCGGGTGGGGACCTCAGCGCCGGGCGGCACGCTGGCCGGGTCGGTCAGCAGCGTGCACACGCGGTGCGCGGTGTAGATCAGGCCGGCGGACTGCTCGGGGGTGACGTCGGCGCCGGGGCCGTAGAGGTCGGCGAGGAACGCGGCGTCGAGCGGGGCGAGGCCGTCGAGGGGCTCGGGCTCGGTGATCTCGACGGGGGCGACGGCGACCGGGTCAGCCGCGGGGGTGGTGGTGGCGGGCAGGCAGGCGCCGAGGGACAGCACGACGGCGAGCAGCACCAGGACCAGGGCCCAGGTGGGGATGGAGCGCAGGGCGTGGGGGGTGTTCATGGCGGTGGGTCTCCTGGTCAGGGCAGGTAGCGGGCGAGGATCAGCGCGGCCTGGTGGCGGGCGCCGGAGGGGGCGAGGTCGAGCGGGGGGACACCGGCGAGCACCGCGTACTGCTGGAAGCGGGCGAGGACCGGGCCGAGGTGGTGCCGGAGGCTGGCGTCGCCGGTTGCGTCGGCGATCGCGGACAACACGACCAGGTCCCGGGCGGCCTTGACCAGCACCTCGGCGCGCTTCCCGCCGACGGCGAGCGCGGCCCGCTGGACGTCCATCTCGAGGCTGGTCGGCCGGGCGGACAGCTGGTGCTGGGGGGGCTCGGGCATGGTGTTCCTCCGGTGTCGGTGTGCGGGTGAACCGTACACCGGGAGGCGCCCGCGATGTGCAGGTGAGCGACACGACACGCTCGGCGTGTCAGCGGAGCGCGTAGGCCTCGGCGCAGTCGGCGCAGACGACCAGGGGCTCGACGTCGACCACGACGCCGGCGGCCAGCTCGACGACGGCGCGCCACCGGGTGCAGCCGCACCAGCACGCCGACACGACGACGTCCCGCCCCCCGGCCCCGGGTGGGGTGGGGAACGGGACGACGTCGGCCATGCTCAGGACAGCGGGACGACGGTGCCGCGGCCGCCCTGCCGGGACACCTCGGCCAGCGCAGCGGCCTTGGAGTCGAAGGGGCCGAACGTGCCGACGCCGGGCACGCGCACCTCGTAGGTGCTGGACTTCCCGCCGCCGCAGTTGCATCCCGCCACGGTCAGCCCTTCGCCTTCTGGACGGCCGCGCGCACCAGGCAATCCTTCGCCTCGAGCAGCTTCCGGAGCCCGGTGGTCAGCTCCGGGCCGTCGGGCAGCTCGGCGACCATGGCACGGGCCAGGTCCCCGACGGGGGCGGAGACGGCCGCCAGGTGCGGGGGCAGGTGGGCGTGCTCGAAGTGCTCGAGCAGCATGGTGGTGGACGGGTGGCGCCAGTGCTCCGGGGTCGGGGTATCGGTCATGGTGTCCATCCTCCCGCTCAGTCGTCGATGCCGTCGAGGACGTCGGCCAGCCGGGACCGGGTGTCGAGCCCGACCGCGGCCACGACGGCGTCCAGCCGGGCCTGGCGCTTGAGGTCGCGCCGGACGTCGGCGAGCACCTCCTTCCGGAGCCGGGCGCGGAGCTGCTCGAGGCCCTCCGACGTCCGCTTCCGCGCGGCCGGGCGCACGCCGGGCGCGGCGACCAGGGACAGGCGGTCGCCGGCCGGGCCGGTGGCGTAGCGGGGCACCGGAAACCCGCCGGAGTTGACGGCCAGCGCGCCGATCATGTCGAGTTCGCCGCCGATCTCCCGCCAGTCCCCGGACAGCGGCGACCGCTCGAGCTCGGCGATCTGCTCCGGGGTCGCGCCGGGGTTCAGCCAGCCGGCGACGGCGATGCCGTGGTCGTCCTCGTAGGCGCGCACGGTGGCGATGCCGAACCCGGTGCGGTCGTAGTGCGCCGCGGCCTGCCGCCAGGCCATCTTCGGGTCGGCGTGCCCGCCGCCGAGGGTGAGGTTGCCGACGGCGATGCGGGTGCCGTCGTCGAGCCGGACGGCGCCGACGTGGAAGAACCCGTACTCGGAGGGGCTCCGGGGCGGCTCGACGCACTGGCCGGGGTAGCCGACGTGGCAGGTGCCCCAGACGGCGACGTGGCCGAACACGCGGCCCTCGTCGGTCACGGTCAGCGCGGTGGGCCGCGTGAGGTTGGGGTTCTCGTAGGCCGAGGCCGGCGGGCGGAACATCGTGCCCGCCGCGGCGGTGAGGGACTCGACCTGCTGGGCGGCGGTCTCCTCCTCCCCGGTGTCGGGGTCAACGATGACGACGGTGCACGCGCTGGCCGGCACGGTGACCGGGTCGAGGGCGTCGTCCTCGGGGTCGACCACCACGGTCTCGGCGTCCTCGTCGACCTCGGTCACGGCGCCGCGTCCGGTGAACGTGACCGCCTCGACGTCGACCAGCAGGCCCACCTCGAGGTCGACACCCTCGGAGTCCTGCAGGGCCGCGGCCGCGGTGTCCCCGCCGGTGGGCTGCTCCTCCACCTCGACCGGGTCCAGCTCGATCGCGGCCTCAGCGAACGCCGGCGTGGCCACCTGGGTGACGCCGATCAGCCGGCCCTCGTCGACCTGCTCGAGGACGGTGGGGTTCTCGCCCTGCTCCCACTGCCCGATCAGCCACTCCATGTCGACCGGCTCGCCGTCCTCGTCGACCAGGGAGCCGGTGACGGAGTCGAGGTCGACGGAGACGCCGCCCAGGCCGGCCTCGACCAGCGCGATCGCCTTCCCGACGGGCTCGGCCAGCGCCGGGTCGTCGAGGTAGTCGCCGGTGGACACGATCCCCTCGGTGGTGAACTCCACGGTGAGGATGCGGCCGACCGTGGTGGAGCCGTCGTGGCCCATCCCGGTGGACTCCTGGTAGAGCAGCGGCAGCGGCAGGTCCCGGGACGTGAGGCCGCCGACCCGGAAGATCCGGCCGTCGCCGGTGGGCTTGGCGAAGGGGGCGAGGTAGGGCTTCGAGCGCCAGGTGCGGCGGGCCATGGTCGGGGTTCCTTCCGGGGTGGCGGAAGCGGTCACCGTGTTCGGGCCGCCGTAGGTGGGTGGTTCGTCGTCGATCGCGCCGTCATCGAACAGGGTCCACGCGATCGCCTCGTAGCGGGCCAGCACGAACCCGCGGACCCACAGCCGGAACTCGTCGGTGCCCGGCTCGTAGGGGCAGGCGGTCGAGGGCTCGCCCGCGGCCTGGGCGGCGCGCCCGGAGTCGTAGGCGAGCACCTGGACGGCGGAGGGCTCGGGCTCGCCGTCGGCGGAGGCCCGCAGCACCGACCGGTCGCGGTCCATGAGGGCGTTCTGCTCGGCCTGCCGGGCCGCAGCTCGAGCCGACCCAGGCGATCCGGTGCGGGCGTAGTAGAACTCCGACCAGCCGGTGCGGCGGGTGCCCTCCCAGAACTCGAGCAGCTCCTCGGAGGCGTACCGGGCGGCGCGGGTGGCCTCGCCGGAGAACAACGAGCGGGGGTCGATGCCGGCTGCTCGGCCGGCGGCGTTGAGCATGTGGCCGCGGGTCGCGCCTTCCGCGGTCACGTACTGCTCCTCGAGGAAGCTGGCGTACTCGAGCTGGACGTCCTGCCGCGTCGGGCTGGTGCGCTCGGCGCGGCCGCCGACCCGTTCGTGGGTGAGGCCGGGGGTGCCGTGCTCCCGCTGGAACTTCTCCACGGCGGCGGTGACCTGGGCGTCTGGGGCGTTCCCGGCGAGGAGGTCGTCGACCAGGCCCTCCTCCCGCTGCTTGTAGTCCATGAACTTCTCGTAGTCGTCCCAGCGCTGGCCCTCAAGCGGGTTGCCGTCGTCGAGGCGGGAGAGGAGGTGCACGGCGAGGTCGTCGAGCTGGTCCTCGCCGAGGTTGCCGAGGTAGTCGAAGGACAGGCGCAGCGGCACGCCGCCCTCGTCGGTCTCCTGCTCGAGCTTCCGCTCGGCGCGGCGCTGGGCGGCGCGTGCTCGCCGGGCCTCGGCGGCCTCGGCGCCGGCCTCGGCGGTGGTGGCCGGGCTGGTGGTGCGGGCGGCGCGGGCGACGGCGTCGACAGCGGCCCGCCGGCGGGTGTCCTGCTTCTCCTGCTCGGCGGGGTCGTCGTAGGCGCGGGTCTGCTCGGCGTCGGCCCGGCCCTTGATCTCCCCGGCGACGTCGTCGGCGTCACGCAGCTGCCGGCGGCTGGTGTTCGGGGTCTCCTCGGTGGCCTCGACCTCAAGCATCGTGCACCGGCAGTTCACGGTCTGCTTCGGCGGCGCGGTGGGATCGCCGGGGTGGTCGAGTTCGGAGGTGCCGATCTGGAACTGCTCGTCGAGGCGCACCCGCTGGCCGTCGGCCCGGTAGTGGTCCTTGCGGGTGCGGGAGTCGATCGTGGCCAGCCACACCTTGTCGAGGACGACGCCGGTGGCGGCCTCCCGCACCCGGGACGCTGCCAGCTGCCCGCCGTTGTAGGCGCCGATGGTCTCGGTGCGCGCGATGGTCTGGGACCGCTTCCGCCACCCGTTCTCCGAGCCGCCCAGGCGCGCGGAGAGGGCACCGGCGATGCGGTCTCGGATCGCGGGGATGCCGTCGCCGTCGTCGATGCCGACCTGGATCGCGGCGCGCACGGCGTCGAAGGTGGACGCCGGGATGTCCTCCATGCGGTTCCGCACCTCGGCCAGGTACTTCTCCTGCCAGGGGCGGGCGGAGACCACGCCGTCCTGGTCGAGCAGCTCCCCGAACCGTGCGCCCAGCAACTTCTCGATGCCGGCCACGATGTGCTGCTCGACCAGCCGGCCCCACTCCTCGGACTTGGCCGGGATGCCGGAGGCGTCGGGGACGACGTCCTCGGGGCCGGCGGTCAGCGTGCCGCCCAGGGCCGCGGCGGCCGCGATGGTCAGCCACTCCCGGACGGCGGCCCAGCACGCCGCCTCCATCTGCTCCTCGAACCGGGCGAGGTCGGCGGCGGCCTTCTCCCGGTCCGGGAGCAGCGGGTCGGCGGCCTCCGCGGCAGCGCGGAGCGCCCGGGTGCGCGCGCTCACGCCGTCGCCCGGGCTCGGACGACGATGGTCCGGAGGTACTCGACGCGGTGCGGTTCGCCGGAGGCCAGCAGCCCGCGGGTGTAGGCGTCCAGCTCGACGGCCAGCACCTCGGGGTCGAGGCCGACCAGGGGGGCGTCCTCCTCAAGGGAGGACCAGACGCCGGCCAGCTGCCGGTCCTGGTGGGCCACCTCGACCACGGGCCGCCGGAGGTAGCGGGCCGCGGCCGGAACGTCGTCGAGCTGGGCGCGGATCTCGCGGTTGACCAGCATCCGGTTGCCGGCCAGCTCGAGGGCGCGACGAACGGCCAGGTGCGCGGTCATGGTCGGCCCGTCGAGGGAGGCCGAGGCGTTGGAGCCGGCGGGCAGCGCGGGCGGGCCGTCCTCGGCGTCGGCGGGGTCGACGTCGTCCACCGGCGCGGTGGCCGGCTCAGAGGGCACCACCAGCACCGGGAGGGCCGGGAGCGCCTCGCCCTTCCACAGTCGCATGAGGGGCTCGAGCAGCTGGGCCGCGGTCGCCGGCTGGGTCTCGATGATCTTCTGGAACAGGCGGGCGGCCTTCTCCTCCGGCTTGGCCCGGTCGTTCGCGTCGAGGCCCAGGTAGCGGAGGAGAGCGTCGCCGCCGAGTTCGCCGGCGGCGTGCGCGTCCTTGGCGTTGCCCGACTGGTCGGGGCGGGTGGTCAGCTCCGAGGTGTCGAACCACAGGCAGTACCGGTCCGGGTCGATGCCGTCGGCGATCAGGTTGGGCCGGTAGAAGTCCTTGTTGAGCCCGGCGACGACGGTGGTCAGCTTCGGCTCGATGTGGAGCTTGACCCCGGCCTCGTCGATCTGCCAGGCGCCCCAGTGGTTGATCCCGCCGAGGCCCAACAGCGCCTCGGGTTCCATGTCCATGCCCAGCGCCATGCGCCGGATCGCCTTCTCCCGCGCGGCCTGCACCTGCTCGGACAGCTCGGTGTAGAAGTTGAGCCAGTGGATCGCGTCCTGCATCCGTTCGCCGGGCAGCTCGAGGATGATCGGCACGATCGCGGAGGCGTCCGACCGGTCGCCCAGCGGGGTGATCATCGCGTCGGTGAGCATGGCGGCCAGCGGGGACAGGCCGGGGTAGCGGGCCTGCACCTCCTCGGGCACGGGGGGGAACGTGGCGCCCTTGGCGACGGCGAGGATCCCGGCGCCGGCGAGGCGGGAGTCGAGGTCGGCCGCGACGCGCTGGGACAGCTGCTCGAGTTCGGCGAGCACCGGCAGGACGGAGCGGGTCGGGGAGTAGGCCTCCCACCGCTTCCGGGGGTGGGACTGCCAGAGCCGGATGAGGATGGTGCGGTCGACGTCGAGGGTGCGGGCGCCCTCGCCCTGGTCGAGAGTCCAGCCCTTCGATCGGGAGTGCTTGAGCTCGGTGGTGGAGGCGGTCGTCCACTCGTCGGGGCCGCCGGTGGCCGGGGTCTCGCCGATCACGTAGAGGTCGCCGGGGACCGTGAGGTGCACGCCGATGCTCGAGAGGATCTGGGCGGCGTGTGCTGGCCCGCCGAGCAGCCCGTCGGCGGCGGCCAGTGCGCGGGCGTCGCTGGTGGGGCCCATCGGCACGCCGTTGGCGACGTCGGCGACGTAGAGGGTCGCCCGGCTCATGGAGTTGCCCTGCCAGAGCGCCGAGTACGACAGCTCCCCGCAGAGGTCGAAGTGCCGCCAGGCCTCCTCCTGCCAGTCCTGCTGGATCGCCGCCGCCGGCTTCTTCCGGAGGTCGATCCGGGCCGCGCTCGAGATCAGCCCGGTGGAAGTCTTGGGGGCCGCCGTCGGGGCGGGGGTGGTGGCGCGGGCCATGTGGTCAGTCCTCGGGCTCGAGGGCCACGAGCAGGCCCGTCAGGTGGGAGAGGGAGAGGGCGAGGGGGAGCACCAGGGCGAGGGCGATCCACCCGTCGGCGAGCAGCACGGCGAGCACGGCGGCGACCGGGACGGCGAGCCAGAGGGAGGTGCACCAGCGGCAATGCACCAGGTAGGCCCAGGGGGACAGGCCGTCGGGCGCGTCCTCCTCGGCGGGGAACCGGTCGAGCATGAACCGGCGGATCGGGAGCCCGACCCGGTCGGACACGACGGCGCGGGTCAGGCGGGCGACGGTGAGGAGGCCCAGCAGCAGGAGGCTGGCGGCCAGCAGAGGCGACACGGGCAGAGGGTATCCGCGCTGCTCCTGCCTGGGCACGGTCCGGAGTCGGTCAGGTGGCCTGGACGGCGACGGTCAGCACGGTGCCGATGGAGAGGGTGGCGGTGGCGACGATCGTGACGTCGAGGGCGTTCTGGGTCGTGTTCCGGGTGAACGAGAGCACCGCGGCCGGGCCGCCGCTGATGGTGATCTGGGGGTCGTACCCGGCCGGCGGGGTGCCGTTCGTGAACGGGCAGGACACGACGGAGGTGGCGCCGAGGCCGAGCAGCGAGCCGAGGGTGCGGGAGCCCTTGGCCTTGTAGACGATCGTGCCTGCCGCCCCGTCCTTCCCTGGTGCGCCGTCCTTCCCCGGAGGGCCGGGCACGGTGGAGTCCTTCCCCGCGGTGCCGTCCTTGCCCGGAGGTCCCGGCACGGTCGAGTCCTTGCCAGGGGGCCCCGGGACGACGGAGTCCTTCCCGGGGGGCCCCGGCACGGTGGAGTCCTTGCCGGGCGGACCGGGCACGGTCGAGTCCTTGCCCGGCGCGCCCGGTGCGCCCGGTGCGCCCGGCTCGCCGGGAGGGCCGGGCGTCAGCTCGATCGCGTCGACCTTCGCGTTGAGGTCGGCCACCTGCTCGAGCACCTCGGCGACGCGGCGGGCGAGCTCGGCGTCGTCGGCGTGGAGCGCGTCGTCCTCCTCCTGCAGCCGCTGGTGCACCAGCTCCGACGCGGGGATCGCCTGGCCCAGGGTCTCGGCCAGCTCGGCCAGCTTCTCCTGGGACTCTTGGATCGCGGCCACCCGGCCGGCCTGGGTGGAGAGGTCCATCCGGACGCGGGTGGCCATGCCCTGCGCGTTCGCCGCGCGCGCGTCGGCGTCGGCCGCGGCCCGCAGAGCAGCGGCGGCCATGGTGCCGTCGCCGGCGGTGATGGTCGGGTAGTACGGCCACGGCCCGTACCCGGTGTCCGGGAGCGGGTCGGCGGTGCCGTCCTCGGGGGGGATGGTGCGGCGGGCCAGGCCGCCGTTGAGCAGCGCGGGGACGCGCGGGTCGTCGTCGTCGGCGGTGAGCACGGCGCCGACGTCGTGTCCGAACGCGGGGGCGGTGAGGCGGATCCACAGCACGGCTGGGCCTTCCGGAGGGGGTGGCGCCCGGCCCAGGGCCAGCGGTCGCCCGCACCGGAACCCTATCGTCCGCGGAGCCACCAGAGCACGGCGACGACCAGCAGCGGCAGCAGCACGGCGAGCCCGCCGTAGAAGATGCGGATCTGCCGGGGGGTGGGCTCGAAGCCGGCGCCGAGCAGCCACCACAGCATGAGCACGCCGAGAGCACCGTCGGCGGCCAGCAGCGCCACGGTGCCCCCGACGTTCACGCGGTCGCCCGCCGGAGGGCGTCGGCCAGCTCGACCGCCGCCGAGCTGGTGCCGTGCCGCTGGCCCATGCCCTCGGCGCCGACCAGCCAGCCGCCGACGTGGCCCTCCCGCGCCCAGAGGTTGTAGGCGAACAGCACGTGGGCGGCGTGGGGGTCGCGGATTCCGGCGAGCCGGAGGACGTACTGCTCGCCGCGGACGACGTCGTGCAGGTGGGCCAGCTCGACCCGGGTGGGCCGCTCGAAGTCGGCGCGCACCTCGGCGGGCAGGAGGGCGAGCACCTCGGCGTGGGTGACCAGCCACCCGTCGTCCGGCGCGACGGTGTGCAGGCGGCGCGCCCGGGTGATCGGGCCCACCGGACCGAGGTGCTCCACCAGAGCGGTCACGGCCAGCAGAGCCAGCATCGCCAGCAGGACCCACGGCGGGACGGCGGTCATCGCCGGTACCACCGGAGGGTCAGCGCCGGCACCTCGTCGGCTGGCGGCTCGGCCAGCACGACGACGCGGAGGTGCTGGCGGCCGGTCCGCTTCCCGCGCTGCTGGACGCGGACGGCCACCACGCGGTAGGCGCGGCCGGTCTCGGTGAGCACCAGGTCGCCGGCCTCGAGCTGGCGGACGGCGTCCACGTACAGGCCGACCTCGGCGCCGGGCGGGGCCCCGGTCACCGGGTCTGCTCCGACGTCGTCCACGTCCACGAGACGCCACCGTAGCTGGCCTGGTGGACCGGGCCCTCGTCTCGGAACGGGTTGCCCCGCAGGTGCTCGCCGCTGCAGCGGAGCGTGAGCGCGGCGTCGACTTCGTACTCACTCAAGCAGGCCTCAGCCACGGGGCGCCCCGTAGACGCCGATGCCGGGCATGATCCGGCCGGTGTCGTGCTGGGCGGCCCGGAGCGCGCGGGCCAGCTGGTCGGCGGTGCCCGGCCAGGCCTGCACCAGCGCGCGGGCGTCGGCCTCGGCGTAGGACGCCCGGCGGGCCACCGCGACGTGCAGCACGCCGACGCCGTCCCGCTCGGCGTGCTGCCGCTCGATCGCCGCCTGCACGGTGAGGCCCCACCGCGGCCGCCGCAGGGTGTGCACCCGCTGCCGGGCCGGCTGCTGCCCGGGCAGGGGCAGGCCGGGCCGGATCTCGGCCAGGCCCCACCCGTCGGGCAGCTCCTCCAGCTTGGCCACGCCGGGGACGGTGAGGATGGTCCATGCGTCGACCAGGTGGGTGCGGGCCTTCCCGGGCTTCCGCAGCTCGCGGAGCCAGTCGCCGCGGGACACCTTGACCTCGACGCCGAGGCGCCGGTGGCCGGTGGAGCGCCAGAGCCCGACGGCCAGCAGGTCGAGGCCCTCGACCTCCTCGACGCACGCCCACCCGGCGCCGAGGGAGCGGCGCATGGCGTCGAGGCAGAGCCGGGTGGCGGGGGAGGCGCTCACCGGAGCGCCTCGGGCCAGACGACGTCGACGCTCTCGCCGTGGGTGGGGCAGGTGCCTCGGTAGTCGTGCTCGTCCGCCTCGCCTGGTGCGGGCGGCAGCTTCCGCACGGAGGCCTGGGGGACGAAGCGGCCACACCGGGAGCAGTGCCACCGGTGCCGAGAGGGCGCCGGTTCGGGGTCGTTGTCGAAGCAGACCAGGGTGGACAGGCTCACCGGAGCCACCCGGCCAGGGCGAGGACCGCGGCGCCGGAGCCGGCGAGCGCGACGCCGAGCACCAGGGCCAGCACGGCGATCAGCTCGCCGGCGGAGTGCCGGGCCGACCCCAGCTTCCCCAGCGCGCCGAGGCCGGCGGCCACCGCGCCGACCACGACGGCGATCTCGGCCGGGCTCACAGCAGCACGCCCTGGATCGGCTTGGCCAGCCGGCCGACGATCAGCGGCAGGTACGGGGCGTGCCGCTCGACCAGCGTGCACCGGAAGCCCTCGACCAGGCAGGCCTCCCCCGTCGTCCCGGATCCGCCGAACGGGTCGAGCACCATGCCGCCGGGCGGGGTGACCAGCCGCACCAGCCACCGCATGAGGTCCAGCGGCTTGACCGTGGGGTGGGTCGTCTCGCCGTCCCGCGGGCGCTCCGACGTCGGGGCCTTGGCCTCCCACCGGAAGGTCGGGAAGTACCGGGAAGCGCCGCCGGGCTCGAGGTCGACGCGGTCGCCGGTGGTGCCGGTCTGCTCCCCGCCGTAGCCGATGCCCTCCCGGTGGGCGGGGTGCGCGCCGCCGCGGCGGACGCCGGTCTGCAGGTCGAGGTCGGCGGCGGTGCCGTCGTCGAGCACGACGTTGGTAGGCCACCGGCCGAGCTGGTGCGCGCGGGCAGCGACCCGGGGGATCGGGTCGACGGACAGGCCCAGCGACGTGCCGGGCGCGCGGGCGGCCAGCTTCTCCGGGGTCATGCCGGCGTGCTTGGCGTCGATCGCCGCGGCGTCGGCGGCCGAGGTGGCCGTGCGGGCCGCGTCGATGTGCAGCGCGCCGGTGCCGTGGGCCAGCACGGTGGCGGCGACGGTGCCGGCCAGCGGCTTCCGGCCCACCACCATGGGCTCGAACGCGGGCTTCAGCGCCGTGCCCCAGCCGTCCCAGTCGAGGGAGCCAGTGGCCTGGGCGACGTCGAGGGACTTGGGGAAGCCCTGCCCGTAGAGCCAGGCGATGGAGTCGCGGATCTCGAACCCGGCGTCCTCGACGCCGGAGGCGAGGCGGTGCCAGGTGCGGGAGCCGCCGAACGACACCAGGTGCCCGCCGGGCTTGAGCAGCCGGAGGCACTCACGGGCCCAGGCCTCGCACCAGTCCTGGAAGCGGGCGTTCGCCGGCCGGGAGAGGTCGTACCGGCCGGCTTCCATGGCTCCGGCGCGGGCCCGGCTGGTGCGGTGGTCCCAGGCGGCCTCGCGCTGGTGCACGCCGGGGGCGCCGTTGGACCGGAGCGGGCCGTAGCGGCCGGGCTGGTCCCAGGCGTGGCCCATGAACCCGATGCCGTAGGGCGGGTCGGTGACCACGGCGTCGATCGAAGCGTCGGGCAGCAGCGGCAGCACGTCGAGGAGATCCCCGTGCCAGAGGGTCGCGGTCCCGTCCGACCAGTGCGGGCCGGTCACGACGTCGGCCCGTAGGGGTTGGCGGTCAGCTCAAGGTGGTCGGTGGAGTTCCCGACCTGCCGCTCCCGGGCAAACGCGGTGGCGTCGGCGTCACCGGCCTCCCAGCCCTCCTGCCAGGCCACGACGCGCGCCGCGGCCAGCTGCTCGCGGAGCCGGTTCCGCTCCTCGAGGAGGGCGTCGTAGGCGGCGTCGTGCCGACGGTCGGACTCCCGCTGGCCCTCCCGGTAGCCGGCCCGCTCGCCCTCGCAGATCCCGCGCCGGAGGTACTCGAGCAGGGCGTCGGCGATGCGCTCGACCTGGTCGGCGGAGGCGCACCCGCCCCAGTCCTCGTCGCGGCCCGTGAGCGCGGTCCACGCGGCCCGGTACGGCGAGGGCGGGGCGGGGACGACGTCGCGGAACACGCCGAGGTCAGCCACGGGACACCGCCGGGCGGCCGACCGCGGTGCTCCGGTGGTCCTCGACCAGAATCCACCCGGCCATGACGTCGGGGTCGCCGAGCTGGTGCTCGAACACGATGCCGAGGGCGCCGATGCCGGCGTGCCGGACCAGCAGCCCGCCGGCGCGGCGGGCGTTCGCCCGGTCGAGCACGGTCACGATCTCCTGCCCGTCGGCGGCCAGCATGGCGGCCTGGGCCTTGATCTGGTCGGGGGTGTGGGTGGCGGCGAGCTCGGCGCGGGCCTGGGCCCACGTCTTGCTGGCCAGCACCTCGAAGGGGTCGGTCAGGTCGGGCATGGTGTCTCCTCCACGGTGACGATCGGGCAGTGCGGCAGCAGGCGGCGGAGCCCTTCCGCGGCCTGCTGGGGTACGACGCCGTTCCCGAGGAGGCGGAGGGCCTCACGGTCACGGACGGCGAGCAGCTCGAGGGGCTCGAGCAGGTCGGGCGGGAACAGGTCGAGCTGGTCCAGCTCGAGGGGGATGCCGGTGACGTGGCCCTCGGGGAGGCCCATCATCCACTCGACGGCGGCCGGGTTCAGCCCGTCGGATCCGGATCGTCGTCGGGCCAGAGGAGGAGGGGCGGGTCGTCCGAGGACGGCGGCCCACCGCGCGACGGCCGCGGCGTACTTGCCCCAGGCGTCTGATCCATCGGGCCCTTGACCAGCTGCTCGAGGGAGGGGCGCACCGCGGCGCCAGGTGAGGGCGACCGGTTTGTGCCGGCGGGGCTGGCCGAGGGCGTCGGCAGCAGCGGCACCAGGGCGTCGGTCAGCGTCGTCCCGGTGTGCGACGTCCCGGTGGTGGTGGTGTGCCGGCGTGCGCTCTCGGCGTCCGTGGCCACCGGGGTGGGCAGCAGCCGCCCGACCGCGTCCGGCAGGGAGTCGTCGCCCGTCGTCCGCGGCCGCCCGCTCCGGAGCCGTCCCGGGTCGGTGTTCATCCGGCCCTTGTGGTCCCGCGCGGTGGGCGTCGGCAGGATTGCCCCGGCCAGCGTCGGGTTCCCCCGCGGGTAGGCCGGCGTCGACCGGTCCCCGTCCGCGCGCACCGGCGTCGGCAGCATGTGCGCCACGGTCGTCAAGTCGTCCCCTCCCCCGCCGCCGCCGTGGTCCCTGCTCGCCCTCGCGTAATCCGGACCCGACTGGCCCAGCTTGGCCTCCGGAGTTGGCAGCAGGTCGAGCCGCAGGTCCCGCTTCCCCCGGGAGTCCTGGGGCGGTCCGCCCGTGTGGATCGAGCGGGTCGGCGTGGCCAGCAGACGGCCAGGCGAGGATGAACACGCGGAACCGTCCGTGGGGGGCTCCGACGTCGGCAGCGCGTAGGCCGACCCACGCCGCGTCGTACCCGAGGTCGGCCAGGTCCCCGAGAACAGCGCCGAGGGCCCGGAGCTGGACGGGACCCGCCACGTCTGCGTCGTCGGATCCCAGGTTGCGGTGGGCTCGGGCACTGAGCAGACCCCTCACGTTCTCGATGACGACCAGCGACGGTCGGAGGTTGGCGACCGCGGCGGCCACCATGGCCCAGAGGCCGGAGCGGGTGCCGGCGGCCAGGCCGGCTTGCTTCCCGGCCAGCGACAAGTCCTGGCAGGGGAAGCCCGCGGTGATGATGTCGACGGGCTCGACGGTGGACCAGTCGATCGCCGAGACGTCGCCCAGGTTGGGGACGTCGGGCCAGTGGTGGTCGAGCACCCGGAGGGCGGCCGCGTCGATCTCGGCGTGCCACGCCGGGGTGCCGCCGAGCACCTCGGCGACGGCCAGGTCGAGGGCGCCCGTGCCGGTGAACATGCTCCCCACGCGGGGAGCGCGGGGCAGGGTGCCCAGCGTCACCGGGCGATGAGGGCCGGGGAGGCGGCGCGGGCCGCGGCGGCCGCGGTGTCGGCGATCGTCATGTAGTCGATGCCGAGGCCGCGGACCACGATGCCCAGCTCGAGCGCGGAGATGCGGGCGTTCGCGGCGTCCCGCTCGAGGGCGGTGGAGCCGGGGCCGTGCACGGTGGCGGTGGCGTCGACCAGCAGGGCGTGCACCTGGTCGACGGTGGCCAGCGCGGTCCGCTGGTCGAGGCGGACGGTCCGGCCCTGGTGCTCGCCGGCGACGACGGTCGCGGTGGCGTAGCCGTCGCGGCGCTCGCCGGTGGCGGAGACGGTGACGCGGGTGCCGTCGGCCAGCTGGTGCACCAGCAGCGTGCCGGTGAGGTCGTCGAGCTGGGCGTCGGACAGGAAGCCGGTGCGGACGGTGAGGGCGGTGCGGGCCATGGTGTTCTCCTCCACAGAGAGCGTGCGGTGCGTACAGGTGAACAGTACACCAGCGGGCCCCGTCCACCAGTGGCAGACGGGGCCCGCGTGTCGAGCAGCAGCGGTCAGGCGCCGCGGAGCGTCCGCCACCGCGGGTACTCGTCGACCGTGGTGGCGGTGTTCTGGCCGATCACCAGCAGCCGGCCCACCACGCGGCACGGGTACTCGCGGCCGCGGTCGTCCTCGCCGCCACCCGGGCAGGGCGCCGACCGGGCGGCCTCCGGGTCCTCAAGCAGCTCGGTGTAGCCGCAGGACGGGCAGACGGCCAGCCAGTGCTCATCGGCGTCGCGGTCGAGGGCCCAGGCGTCGGGGGTGAGGCCGCCGCGGAGGGACGGGTCGAGCACCTCGAGCGCGTCGGCCTCGGCGGCGCCGTCGGGGTCGATGACGACGCCGACGGCGGCCAGGGCCTCAAGCATGAACGGGGTGGCGGTGGTGTTGTCGCCGTCCTCGTCGGCGGGGCCGACCAGCACGGCGTTGCCGAACAGGGGCACGTGGGTGCCGGAGGCGTGGGCCCAGTAGGCGATCGCGCCGGGGTTGAGCGGGTCGTCGGACCGGGCCTCGTCGGGGAGGTAGAACATGCCGTAGTGGGCGAACCCGAGGCCGGTGACCAGCCCGCCGGCGTGGCCCTGCAGCTGGTCGAGGGTGGGGAGGCCGGCGACCAGGAGGCCGAGGGGGTGGGCCTCGTGGTCGGGGCCGATCTCGGCGCGGGCCTCGGCCAGCAGCACGACGTGGAAGGCGGGGGGCAGGGTCATCGGGTGCTCCTCGGTCGGGTGGTGATCCGGTAAGTGACGGCGCTGGCGTGCTGGTGCCGACGGAAGGCGGCGACGTGCTCGGGGCACAGGGCCGCGTGCACGGTGTCGGTGGTGAGGTGGTGGTCCTAGGCGTGCAGCTCGAGCAGGTAGGGGGCGGGCTGCCCGCAGCACCGGCGCGGGTCGGCGACCCAGGACGGGTCGACGGGGTCCACCGCGGTGCACGTCGACCAGTCGAGCAGGGGCCGGTCCTGCACCAGCATGGCGGTCTCGTGCCCGCCTGGCGTCCAGCCGTCGGGCCAGGGGCCGACGGTCACCGGCTCATCCGGTGCACGACCTCGGCCGAGCCCAGGCCGGTGATGACGTAGGCCGCGCGGTTGCGGCGGAACGTCTCCGTGCGGACGACCCACCCGCGGCGCTCGAGGCGGGACAGGTTCCCGGTGGCGGTGCCCATGGCCCACCCGGTCTCGTGGTCCAGCTCGATCGACGTGAGTCCGCGGTCGCCCTGGGCGGCGACGCGGGCCGCCGCCTCGGTGTACCTCGAGAGGCCGGCGTAGTCCGGGGGCAGGGTGAGCACCCGGGACCGGGACGGGCGGCTCGAGCCGTCGGAGGCCTCGACGGTGTCGGGCTCGCCCTTCCACCCGGCCTGCCGGAGGCGGGCGACGTCGCCGGCGACGGTGCCCGCGGACACGCCGAGCGCCGCGGCGATCGGCCGGTTCGGCATCCGGGCGGACTTCATGCTGGCCACCAGGTGCGCCCGCTCGGTCGAGGGCAGGGCGAGGTCCCGGAGGTCCCCGAACCGGTCGGTGCAGTAGTCGTGCCAGGTGGGGTAGCCGAGCACCTCCCACGCGCGGCCCTCGCGGGCCTGCACCAGCTTCCGGATGCCGGAGCCGAGGTCGCGGCGGATCTCGGCGGTCAGCTTCTCGGCGCCGACGCGGGTGAGGTAGTGGCCGGTGGGGGACGCGGCGCCGGGCTCGACGGTGGCGGGGAACAGCTCGACCACGGCGGCGGCGCTCACCGGGCGGGCCAGGTGGCGCGGACCTGGGCGGGGAGGACGGTGACGCCGTGCTGGCGGACGGCCTGGTCGGCCAGCACGGCGGCGCGGGCGACGCCGAGGCGGTGGGCGGCCGCGGCCACCTCGACCCGGGGCGGGTAGTTCGGGGCGGTGATCTTCCGGGGGCCGAGCTGGTCGAGCACGACGTCGAGCCCGGAGTCGCTGGCGGTGCGCTGGCCGCGTCGTGCGGCGTGGGCGGCGGTCATGGTGGTCTCCTCCACAGAGAGCGGGTGGTGCGGGGCGGGTCTGGGGTCAGGCCGAGACGCGGGCGGCGGCGCCGGCGATGCGGTCGAGGTCGTCGCCGTCGTACACCTCGACGGTGCCGTCGGCGATGTAGCCGAGCGCCCACGCCTCGACCTCGGCCAGCTCGGCGTCGGTCTCGGCCGGGCGACCGACGTAGTCGGCCCAGTTCTCGGTGGCGTCCTCAAGCGCGCAGAGGAAGGTCACGGACTGCGCGGCCTGGTGGTCCTGGGGGGTGGCGGTGGCGGCCTCGGCGACGGCGGCGAACACGTCGAGCTGGTCGCCGTTCTCGTCGGGGTCGATCCCGAGGCCGGGGAGCACCAGCGCGGTCTGGCCGGCGGTGCGGGTGGTGGTGGCGGTGCGGGCCATCGGGTGCTCCTCGGTGCGGTGTCGGCGTGCAGGTGAACAGTACGATCGGAACCGGCCGGGTGTCCAGTCCACCGGCACACCGGCGCGTCGCGTGTCGCGGTCAGGCGGGGAGCAGCTCGGCCAGCTCGGCGGCGTGCTGCTCGGCGGCCGGGATCTCCCCGCGGGCGTGCAGCGCGTACAGGTCGAGGTTCAGCACCCGCACCGCGCGGCCGAGCGGGTCGCGCTGCCCGGCGGCCTGGGCGTCGCCGTGGTGGCCGACGGCGTCGGCGTGGGTGACCAGCACCAGCCGGCCCGGCACGGACCAGGGGTCGCCGAGGCCGGCGTCGGGGGCGACGTGGCCGGTGGCCAGGTCGAGGACGATCACGGCGTCGGGGCGGTCGAGGACGTAGGCGACGTCGTCGCGGGTGAGCTTCGGGGCGGTGTGCGTCATGCCTCCCCAACGGCATGCTGCTGGCCGACCTTGAGCCGGCCCCCTCGGACGGGTGAGGCCCCGCCCCCAGTGATGGTGGGGGCGGGGCCTCGGTGGGCCATACGGCCCGCCCCGTCAGGCCCTACGGCCAGGGGCAGTCAACGGCGGCGGCCGCCGCGCGGGTTGTCGGTGAGGCACCAGCGCCCGCCGCGGTGGGACTCCGAACAGCGGGCGAGGCACTGGCTCCCCCGGAACCAGCCGCGGACCTTCCGGACGGACAGCCCGGCCCAGTCGATCCCTCGGTCGTCGCGGACGACGCGGAGGTGCGGGGGCTGCTCGGTGCGCGGGCGAGCGCCGGCAACGGCCGCCGGCGGCCGCGGAGCGCGCGGAGCGCGCGGCCCAGGTCGGCGGCCGGTCATGCCGTCAGCACCGCAGACAGCTCGGGGTCGGCCGAGCCGCGGACCAGGGTCAGCTGCCCGCCCGGCCGCTTCGCCCACCAGTACCGGCGACCGAACAGCACGGTGGTGCGCACGGGCTGGAGGCCGTCGTCCCGGATCCGGCGGGCCTCACGGTCCTCGACCGCGGCCCGGAGGCCCTCAAGGTCGGTGAGGATGCGGCGGTGGTCGAGGTGCTGGGCGACGCGCTGCTCGACGACGACCTCGGGGCCGTGCTCGCCGCGGATCTCCCGCAGGGTCGGGCCGTCGAGCACGGCAGTCGGGACGTCGAGGCCGCGGGCCAGGAAGTCGCGGTCGACGGGCGGCCGCTCGCCGGTGCTCACTGGTCGCCGTCCGTGGACAGGCCGGCGTCCGGGGTCGCCGCCGCGGGGATCGGGTGCTGGCCGTCGTCGAGGCCGATCGCGGTCACCTTCCGGATCCGGTGCGCGCGGTTCGTCCGGACGTCGAGCTGGGTGGCGTCGGTGCCGCCGTTCGCGCGGAGCCGGGCGCACGTGCGCTCCAGCTCGCCGAGCGGCATGCCGTCGGCCTCGTCGCTCCCGTCCTTCTGGGCGGTGATGGTCAGGTCGATCATGGGGACTCCTCCACAAGTCGCACCCGCACCCGGACGACCGTCGCCTCGGGCCATGGTGCTCCCACGAACCTACCCGGACCGGGCCGCCCGGTGTGCAGGTGACCCGCCACGATGCCGATCGTCTCCCGCGCCTCGGCGGGCTCCCGGCCGAGCAGCTCGGCCAGGTCCCGCAGGGCGACGCGGCGGGCGATCTCCACGCCGACGTGCTCGAGCTGCCGGCGGCCCCACTCGTCGGCGGACACGTAGACGGAGACGACGGCCTCGGGCTGGTCGGTCATCGCCCGCGGCCTGGCCGTCCCAGGCCGCCGAGGCGGGCCGTCGTCGGCCGCCGGATGCCGGTCGAGGTGGCCACGGTGGCCGGGCCCTTGTCGTTGCCGAGGAAGTGCCGCACGCCGTACACCAGGGCGTCCATGCGGTTCGGGGACCAGGTGCTCACGGCCTCGTAGGTGGTCTGCTCCTCCTCGAGCTCGGCCAGGCCGTCCACGTGCCACACGCCGGTCGTCGGGCGCCCGTCGGAGGGGTAGAGGGCGGCGACGGGCTGGGCGCGGTCGATCTTCGTGCCCTTCGCGGTCATCGGCAGCAGCGCCGGCAACGGCTCCGACGCCGGGATCTCGCCCTGCCGCTGCAGCTCGGCCCAGGTCTGCCGGATGCCGAGGGCGACGTTGTCGCCGCCGTACAGCGACTCGTAGCCGATGGTGCCGACGCCGTGCCGGTGCGCGGTGCGGCAGATCGTCGCGTACCGGTGCTCGGGGGTGCCTTGGGTGGAGTCGTCGCCGAGCACGACGATCGGGCCGACGTCGTCGAGCACGGCCGCCTGGGCGCGGAGCCGTTCGGCCTCGACCTCGGCGGCGGTCTCCGGCGCCGGCCGGTCAGCCGCCGGCGTGCGGGTCCCGGGTCGAGCGCGGCCCACGGTGACGATGCCGGTGGCGTCGCCCTCGCTCGAGCCGGACGGGTCGACCACGGTGATCTTCTCGACGAACTCCGGCAGCGGCCCGACCCACCGGGCACGGGCCAGGCCGGCGATGGTCCACAGGGCGCCCTCGACCTCGTCGAGCATGATGCCTCCCAGCTCCTGCTGCCCCAGCGCTCCGGAGCCGTACCGCCGCTCGAGGCGGGCCAGCTGGATCGGGGACAGGTTGTCGCGGTTCTCGTAGGTGGAGCCGTGGGTGACCCGGATGCCCTCGGCGGGGTCCTTCGCGCGGTCGAGCAGCTCACGGACGTGCCGCACCCGGCGGGGGGTGGTGGTGATGATCCCGAACGGGTCCTCGGCCTCGCGGAGGCAGAAGTCCAGCTGCTCGAGGGTGGCCGTCGGCTTGGACTTCTTCGAGTTCCGGCCCCAGGCGGCGAACTCCTCGCACCAGTAGCCGTCGAAGGCGAACCCGCGGAGCCGGTCGGGGTCGTTGCTCGAGAACGCCCGGAAGATCGTGCCGTTGACCAGGGTCAGGGTGGTGTCGCCGGAGGACTCGACGTAGGCCCGCCGGCCACCGCGGCCGCGCCGGATCATCTCCGGGGGGATGACGGCCAGCAGCCCCGAGGTGGGGTGCTCGAAGCAGATCTCGCGGACGTCGCGGTCGCCCTCGTGCACGACGGCGATGTGGAGGGGCCGGGCCTCGCCGCGGCGGCGGACCTCCTCGGCGGCGGTGCGGGTCTTGCCGAACCCGCGGCCGGCGAGCAGCAGCCACATGTAGGCCTCGGCCGGGTAGACCTGGGAGGGGCGGCGCTTGCTGGCCCAGTCGTACCGGCGGGCGTCCTGGTCGCGCTCGACCGCGGCGGTGAGCTGGATGATCGCCTCCTCCAGCTCCTCGTCGGTGAGGGTGTCGAGGGCCCGGTCGAGGTTCACCCGCTCCACGCTTCCACGACCAGGAGGACCAGGCCGAGGGCGACCAGCCACGGGCCGACGATCATGCCGAGGACGTCGGTCCACGTCATGCGGTCCTCGCCGTGGCGGATCAGCGCCCACCAGTGGGGGGCGACGACGGCGAGCACGCCGAGGCCGAGGCCGATGAGGACGGCGGAGGTGCTCACCGGGTGCTCACCGTGCGGCCGTCCTTGAGCTGGCAGTGGCGGCCGGCGTCGGTGGTGGTGCCGGCCAGCACGGTGCACGCGGCCTCGGCGTTGCGGTCGCGGACCCACAGCACGCCGAGGCCGACGACCAGGGCGACGGACAGCACGCCGACCAGGAACCACACCAGGGCCTCCCCGGCGCCCTGCTGCTCGAGGCCGGCGAACGGGTCGGCGGGGTCGACCTCGGTCACGTCCCGGGGTCCTTCGGCTTGGCCAGGACCCACCCGCGGTCGAGCAGCTCGCCGAACAGGGCGGCGAGGGTGGCGTCCACGCCGGCGGTGTAGGCGTTCGGGTGCGCCAAGGGTGGGCGGTTGAGCAGCGCGCGGGCGCGGACGATCTCGGGGAAGCCCTCGACGTCGGGCAGCGGGACGGGCGCGGCCGGGCGGGTGGGCCGCGGGGGGTCTGCCGGATTCGGCCCCGGGATGCCGGTGAGGGTTGCAGGATTCGTCACCTCGGATGAGGGGCCGACCTGCCGCCACGGGCCCCAGCCGTAGCGCACGCCGCCGCGGGGGTGGGGCACCTCAGAGGACCAGGCCCGGCACTGGCCGCCGCACCCGCCGGCGTCGGTGGGCACGGTGCACTGGTCGAGGGTGTAGTGCTCGAGGTCGGGGCCCCAGGCGACGCACCGGAGGGAGTCGTGGGGGCAGCGGGTGTGGGGGCAGTCGCCGAGGACGGGGGCGGGGCGCTGGCCGGGGAACCAGGTGACGTCGCCGGGGTGGTCGAGGTGCGGTTCAGCCATGGATGGTGTGCTCCTCGCGGGGGTACTGGGCGCGCCGGATGAACCGGCGCAGGATGCGGGCGGCCTTCCGGTCGGCGCGCTCGCGGGAGCCCCAGGAGGTCCAGCCCCAGCCGTCCTGGCCTTCCTCGCGTTCGATCGGGCGGACGCCGTCCATGGTGGGCTGCTCGGTGTAGCGGATGACGATGCGCCAGGACCGGGGGCCGACCTGGTCGACGACGGCGACCGGTTCGCCACCCGCCGCCCACGGCGAGGGCTCGCCGAGCGGGGTGGTCAACTGCTCGATCATGTGGGCCACGAACGGGTCGGGCTCGGTGATGCCAGCCCAGCCCAGCAGTCCGCGGCCCTCAGCCACGGCGGAGCCGGACCAGGGCGAGGGTGCCGGACCGGAGCCGGCGGGCGAGCAGCACGCCGCGGGAGGGCGGCACCTCGGGCGGAGGGATGGCCTCCCACCGCGCGGTCAGCACGAGGCCACCGAGGCGGTCCTCGACGGCGACCGCGGCGTAGACGGGCACGCCGAGGCGGAAGAGCTCGGCGGTGGCGCCGGTCAGGTCGGCCAAGTCGCCGACCTTGAGGGGGGCCTGGGTGGTGTGGGCGACGGCGCCCTGGACGGGGGGGAACGTGCGGGATCGGGTCATGGGTCAGTCCTCCGAGGTGGTGGTGACGCGGGCGAGCCGGACGACGGCCCGGTCGGGGTCGGTTTCGAGGCCGTAGACGGCGTGGGGGACGCCGTCGAGCAGGACGCGCTGGCCGGGCATCGGGATGGAGTCGGGGACGGCGAGCCAGGCGCGGGGCAGCTCGACCGCCGTCCGATCGGGGTTGACCGGTGTGGAGATCTCCTCAACGATCTGGGCGGCCAAAGTGGCGGCCACCTCAGGAATCGCGGTGTACGACAGGTTGATCCGGTCCTCATGCTCAAGCAGGTCGGCGAGCCTCGCGATCAGGTAGCGCGACGGGGGGCCGCCGACGGGCGGGTGGTGGCGCATGGCCGCGGCTCGGGCGTTGCGCCGGCGGGTGTGGCCCTGGCCCTGGCCGACGATCTCCCCGTTCGCGGCATGGACGTGCCACCGCCAGTTCAGCAGCCGCCCGGGCGGGGCGGCCTGCCACACGGTGACGGTGTCGCCGTGCGCCGTCGTCCACGTCTGCTCGCCGGTCTGGGGGTTCGTCTCGATCATGCTGGTCTCCTCCACGTGGGTCAGCTTCCCGTGCCGGGGGCCGCGCCGTCGACCGGATCCGCCGGCCCGTCCTTCCGGAGCCGGCGGCTCGCCTCCTGCACCAGCTGCTCGAGCTGTGCCCGCTTCTCCTCCGGGGTCATGCCGGTGACGTCGACCTCGACCGGGCCGCCGTCGGGGCCGGAGACGGTGACGGCCTGGGCCGCGTCGAGGCCCAGCAGCCGGGCGCGGCGCTCGGCGACGCGGAGGGCCCGGTCGATCGCGCCGAGCTGCCCGCGGGCCACCGACGGCCAGAGGGCGCGGAGCATGAGGTCGAGGCGGGCGGTCTCGAGTTCGATCAGCTCCCGCACGGGCTCGCGCACGGCGTTGCGCAGCTCGGTCTCGACGGCCCGGTAGGCGGCGCCCTTGCTGCCGTAGCCGACGGCCTGGGCGATCTCCTCGAACGTGGCGCCGGCCTTCCGCAGCTCGACGGCCTGCCGGCGCTTCTCGGCCGCGGCCACGGTCTTGCGGCCGGTGGGGTTGTTGCTCGGCCGGGGCGTGCTGGGCTCGGTCATCGTCCGGCCGCCCGGCACCGGGCGCACTTGCCCGCGTGCGGCCACGACTCGTCGCGGGGCACGGTGGCCACGAACTCGACGCACCGGGGGTCGTGCACGAAGTGCCCGGACCGGCGCTTCCGCTTCCGGGCCACCTGCCGCGGGTGACGGCCGGCGATCACCGGAGGCTCCCGGCGAGGGAGTCGCTCACGGCCTTCTTCGCCGCCTCGAGCCGCTCGACCGCCTTCCGTCGCCGGTTGTCGGCCCGGTGGAAGTCGACGTGCGCGGCCTTGTGCTCGGCCTCGGCCTCGACCAGCTCGAGGACGGCGGTGACGCGGTGGTCGGCGGGGTCGGGGTTCGTGTCGGGGGTTGCCTGCTCAGGGGTGTCGGGGCTTCCGGTGCTTCCGGTGTTCATGGGGTGGCCTTCCGGGGGTGGTGGGTGGTGGGGTTCGGGAAGGCTTCCGTGGCCTTCCGACGTGCGTGTTTGTGGCCGGTGGCGTGTTGGCCGGGGGGCTTCCGGTGCTTGCCGCGTTGGCGGGGTGGGTCCTTCCGGGGTTGCGTGGTTCCTTCCGGGGTGGGCTTCCGGGTGGGGAGGAGGGCGGGGAGGGTCCACCCGAGGATGCCCAGGTAGACGGCGGCCACCGGGGTGAGCAGGAGGGCGCCGGCTACCTGGGCGGTGGTCACAGCTTCTCGGCCAGCACCAGGAGGACGGCGACGGGCTGGCCGCCGCGGAGCAGTGGGCGGACGGCCCGGATGCCGCGGTCGGCGGTGTACTCGCCGTAGGCGTCGACCCACACCGGGGTGTCTCGGTTCATGGTGAAGGTGCCGCCCTTGTAGCCCTGGAACTCGTCGCCGTCGGCGCCGTGCAGGAGGGCGAGCAGCTCGTTGACGGTGTGCCGGATGCCCTCGGCGGGCTCGAGGGCGAGGTCGGCGTAGTTGCCGCGCCAGGAGTCGATCGCGTGCGGGGCGTGGCCGTCGAGGCCGCAGCCGCGGAACTCCACCGGGAGGTCGAGCGACCCGGGGGCCTGCTCGAGGTGGTCGGCGAGCTGGCCGAGGGTCATGGTCAGCCCGGAAGCCTCGGCGAGGTGCATGCGGTCGGCATGGGCGCGGAGGGCGGCCAACCACGGGGGGTCGACGTAGCCGCCGATGTCGCGGCCGAGGGTGTCGCGGCCGGTCACCGGGAGGCCTCGACGTCGGCGAGGAGGTCGAGGATCAGGCCGTTGAGGTAGTCGATGTGGGCGGCCTGGTCGTCGGTGGCGATCGCGAACTCCCGGCAGTAGGTGCGGAGCTGCTCGGTGAGCGCGGGGGGTGGTCCGTCGGTGGGTCGGGCGGTCGTCCGGTCGACGGTGGACAGGCGGCCGACCGGAGTGCCGGCGGGGTGTTCGGGGCTCGTCGCCCAGAGGTGCGCGCCTGCCTGGACGGGCTCGTAGGCCTCGATCGCGTCGATGATGAGCTGCCCAGCGCCGTTGGCCACCTCGGCGGCGGTGGCGAGCTCGTAGCCGCGGGCGGTGACGTCCACGGAGATCCGGGCGTGGTGCTCGACCAGCTCGGCGTTGGTGCGCTCGCCGTAGGGGTCGTCGCCGTCGGCGCGGTCGGTGGTGGGGGTGGTGTCGGTCATCGGGTCAACTCCGGGGCGGGGATGCGGTTGGTCGTTCCGGCGGGCTGCCGGACGGGTGTGGTGCCGGTGTGCTGGGCGTACCGGCGGGCGACGGTGTCGCAGTAGGCGGGCTCGAGCTCGAGGCCGTAGACGATGCGGCCGGTGCGGTGGCCGGCGATGAACTCGGGGCCGGTGCCGGCGAACGGGACGCCGACGCCGCCGCCGTCGGGGCAGCTGGTGAGCAGGGCCCGCTCGACCATGGCGACGGGCTTGGGGGTGGCGTGGTCGTGGCGGTCGGCGCCGGCGACCAGGCCGTAGGCCCAGACGTCGCGCATGGCGTCGTGCACGTTGTCGAAGTAGGACCGCCCCTCGCGCAGGGCCGCGGCGAGCTCGCGGGGGCCGTTGCCGTCGCCGCCGTGCTCGGGGAACAGCTGGGCGAACAGCTCCTCGTAGTCGCGGGTGAAGGCCTTGCCGTCGGCGGCCTGGGTGAGGGCGTCGTAGTGGTTGGCGGAAATCGGCATGAACTGGGAGCGGGTGAACCAGTGCCCGGCCATCTGGGTGCCGGTGATCGCGTTGACGTCGCGGTTGGACCAGCCGGCCCGGTTGCGCTCGGCCTCGAGGTGCGCGCGGAGCGGCTCGTAGCCCTCCCAGTAGTCGGCCTTGTTCTGGTTGCCGAGGAACTGCTGGCCGCGCATGAGGAACAGGCAGCGCTCGGAGCCGGTGGGGTACTGGTGACGGCCGGCGAGGCGCTGGCCCTGGGCCACGCCCTTGTCCCAGACGATCTCGTTGCGGAGCACCAGGCCGGGGTCGGAGCCGAGGCCGCCGACGTACCACCAGCGCCAGAGGTCGGGGGCGGTGCCCCAGACGTAGGCCGAGCCGTTGTCGGCCAGCGCGGGCAGCCAGGCCGACCACCAGGCGGTCTGGAAGGCGTCGAGCTTGGGGCCGTAGAGGTTGTCGTTGGCGATGCCGTCGGCTTCCTTGCCCATGCCGTAGGGGGGGTCGGAGTGCAGGAGGTGCACGGTCTCGCCGCCGAGGAGGTGGTCGACGTCGTCGCGGCGGGTGGAGTCGCCGCAGAGGAGGCGGTGGGGGCCGAGGAACCAGAGGTCCCCGGGCTGGGTGATGGTGGGGCCGGTGCCGACGTCGGGGATCGCGTCGGCGTCGGTGAGGGCGACGGGGCCGGGGGCGTCGGGGGCGAGGAGGCGCTGCAGGTCTGCGACGTCGGAGGGGCCGTAGCCGGCGACGGCGTCGAGGCTGGGGAGCTGGCCGAGGACGTCGAGGAGGGCCTGGGAGTCGTAGCCGCCGACGTCGCTGGTGCGGTTGTCGTCGAGGAGGATCGCGCGGGCCTCGTCGTCGGTGAGGTCCCGGACGACAGTGTAGAGGTGCTCCCAGCGGGAGTTGGTGAGCCCGTCGGCGCGGTCCTCCTCAAGGAGGCGGAGCGCGGCGAGGCGGGTGTGGTTGCCGGCGATCAGGTACCCGGTGGAGGCCTGGACGATCACAGGCTTGAACTGGCCGTGGAGGCGGAGGGAGTCGGCGATCAGGCCGACGTCGCCGCGGCGCGGGTTCTCCGGGTGGGGCTTGAGGTCGACGGCGCGCTGGCGGGTAATGCTCAGGGGGCTGGTGTCAGGCACGGGAGGTCTCCTGGGTGGGGGCGGTGAGCACGCGGTGCACGGCGTCGAGCACCTCGGGGGCGGGGGTCCAGAGGCCGAGCTGGCCGCGGGCGGTGACGGGGAAGGCGAGGGGGCGGACGTCCTCGAGCACCAGGTGGTGCACGGTGGTGACGGCCTTGCCGCCGGCCTCGGCGTAGGACTGCTCGCCCCAGGGGGCGCAGCAGCCGGAGGCGGGGTGGGAGTCGACCAGCTCGGCGACGGCGATGACGCGGCCGCGGTAGAAGGCGGGGCCCTCCTCGCGGACGTAGGGGCCGGTGTGGTCCTCCGGGTAGGTGAGGCCCCAGGCGACGCCGAACGCCGCGCCGAGGCGGGCGTCGGAGGCGCCGCGGGTGGACCAGCCGACGCCGGCGTGGATGAGCAGGGGGCCGCGGTGGCGGGTGCCGCGGCTCCGGTTCTCGACCAGCTTCCCGCCCTCGGCGATCGCCCACGCCCAGGGCTGGCGGACGGTGATCGCCCGGGTGGTGGTCACCGGCTCGAGCCCGGCAGGTTGCGGAGCTGCTCGAGGCCGGCCTGGGAGGTGGCCGACACCTCGTCGAGGGGGACGACGGTGCCGACGTCGTCGCGGGCGAACTGGTCGTCGAGCTGCCAGGGGCCGTCCCACCAGCCGGCGCCGCGGACGTAGATCCACGCGCGCACCTCGGAGCGCGCCTCGACGACGTCGGTGGCCTTGGACTCGGTGGCCGCCTCGGGCGCCCAGTGCGCGCCGTCCCACACCAGGCAGCCGTCGTCGGCCCGCACGGGGGCGGGGGAGCAGGAGGACCCGGCCGGGTGCCGGCGCTCCCAGGCGTCGATGACGTCGACCTGGTTGCGGTTGAGGTACTCGGTGGCCGCGACCTGGGCGCGGGCGGCGGCGAGCTGGCCGCGGAGGTTCTCGCGCTCGCCGACCCACGCGGCCTTCTCGTTGAGGGCGCAGTCGCGCTCTTCCTCGGCCGCGGTGGCCCGCGCGGTGCTGGCGTCGGCGCGGGCGTTCGCGGCCTGGAGGGCCTGCTCGAGCTGGTCGATCCGGTCGTGCAGATCCATCTCGGTGGTCAGCGACACGGCCGCGGCCGGGGGCTCGGCGTCCCACCCGGGCCACCAGCCGCGGGGGGTCAGCCAGCGCACGGACAGGCCGGGGTTCTGCTCCTGGATGCGGGCGACGAACCGTTCGCCCTCCTCGGCCTTCCGGACGGCGTCGGAGACGTAGAGCGGGGTGCCCTCGGCGACGCGGGCTTCCCACTGGCGGCCGTTGCGGCGGGCCTCGCGGTAGGTGACCAGGGCGTAGCCGATGACCGTGGGCTCGGACCGGCCAGCGGTGACGTCGGGGTGGGAGGCGCGCAGCAGCGCGGACGTGCTGGCGACGTCGTCGAGGTTGACGCCGGCGAGGAACAGGGTGGCCATGGTGTCGGGCATGGTGGGTCTCCTACTCGGGGGTGGTGGGGGTGTGCTTGCGGACGGTGTCGAGGGCGCCGAGCAGCCGGCCGGTGAGCACGGTGGCGTCCTGGGGTTGCAGCAGCAGGCCGCGGGTCTCGGTGTCGTTGCCGTGGTTGAGGTGGCCGGTGACCTGGAGCAGCACGGCCAGCTCGTTGGCCATGCCGTCGGGGTTGAGGGAGACGGCGTGGATCGCGTGCACCTCGAACGAGTCGACGACGAACACGCCGTCGGTGGGCAGGGTCATCGGGGTGCGTCGAGCAGCTCGCGGGCGGTCTGCAGCTTGAGCCAGCGGGCGACGTCGCCGCCGTGGTCGGGGTGGCACCGGGCGGCCGCCTTCCGGTGCAGGGCTCGGCGGAGGTCGGCGTTGCCGAGCACCTCAAGCTGGTCGACGTCGGCGACGCCGGAGGCGCTCACCAGCACGACGGCGGCCTCGTCGAGGGTCATGGCCGGGGCTGGTGCACCGCCGGCGCCGATCGCGCGGTAGCCGGCGTACTGGGCGCCCTGCTGGACGCCGTACCGGTCGACCATGCGGAGCGCCTCGAGCGTGCGGGCGATCGCGCGGACGTTGGAGTGCCAGCCGACGTCGCCGGGCCCGCCGAACTCTCCGGTGGCGAGGGCGAGGGCGCCGTGGCGGGTCTGGGCGCGGAGCCGGACGGCGGGGGTGCTCGGCCGGGCGCCGGCGCGGAGCTGGCCGTCGATGCGGATCCGGTCGTCGGGGACGTCCAGCTCAAGGACGACCGCGGTGGCGCGGAGCGCGGTGAGCTCGCGGCGGAGGTCGTCGAGGGTGCGGCGCCACGGTGCGGCGAACGGGGTGGGGCGGCCCTTGCCGGCGAGCGCGGCCGCGTCGGGCAGCGGCCGCACGGTGTAGAGGGCGCTCACCGGGTGCGCCGGGAGAGGGTCCAGAGGTCCGCCGAGGCGGCCAGCGGGTAGCGGCGCCGGAAGTACCGGAAGCGGCGCCAGGTGGTCAGGAAGCGCATGGGGGTCTCCTCAGCGGATCAAGTCGCGGGACGGCCAGAGGCAGCCGTCGATCGCGGTGGCGTGGCGGGGTGGGACGGCGGCCAGCGGGGCGCCGAGCCAGTGCTGGCCCATGGCGGTCAGCACGACGGCGTCGGCCTCGTTGTCGTTGTGGATCACGGCCTGGGTGTAGGTCCGCATGGCGGCGGCCATGACGGTGACCTTGTTCGCGCCGCCCTTGCCGGTGGCGTACTGGGCGCGGTTCGCCGGCGGAACCAGGGCGATGGGGTGGCCGAGGTCCCGGATGCCCATGACGGTGGCCCACCAGACGCCGGCGCGGTCCCAGGCGCCGGGCAGGTTGGCCGCGTAGGCCGGGGCCTCGATCACGACTAGGTCGACGTCGAAGGGGACGGAGCTGGCCACCAGGCTCAGGACGCGGCGCATGCGCTGCTCGCGCACCGGGTAGCCGTCGCCCTTCTTCCCGGTGGTCTCGATGGTCTCGGTGACGATCGGGCCGGCGCCGCGGGAGACGGCGACGCCGGTGGCGGCGAGGGACAGGTCGAGGCCCAGGACGACGCTCACAGGTCGGGCACCTCCTCCGGGTTGTCGAGACCTGCCCGGTCATGGATCACCTGGTCGCCGAACCCGCGGCCGCGGGCGTCGAAGTTGCGGGTGAGGCGGGCGACTGTGGTGCGGGCGTCGAGCGCGATGCCCTCAAACCCGGCGGCGAGGCCGGCCAGGGTGGCGGCCAGCTGGGCGTTGAGCGTGTCGAAGTCGGCACGGAAGCGGGCCCGCTTCTGCTCGCGGTCGCGGACGGCGTCGAGCACCACCCACACCTCGGGGCGGTCCCAGCGTGCGGTGCGGGCTCGCCAGTAGGCGTTGCGGCGGGCCCGGATGATGCGGGCCAGGGCGACGCCGAGCAGCACGGCGCCGAGCACGGCGGGCACCAGCTCGGGGCGGCCGCGGAGCAGGACGGCGAGGGTGCCGCCGGTGGCCACCGCCGTGCCCGGGTGTCCGAGCACGGCGGTGACGCGGGCCGCCCTGGTGCGGCTACTGGCCACCGGCGGCGAACGGGGACCGGAAGGCGGTGACGGTGCCGCCGGGCTTCTCGTCGACGCCGTCGTCGCCGGCGGGGCCCTCGGGGTAGCCCTCCTCCCACGGCGGCTGCTCGGCGTCGTCGTCGGTGGTGGGGCTCGAGCCCTGGTCGCCGGCGACGTCGCCGGCGTCGGGCAGGTCGGGCCGCTCGTCGATCGTCACCCGGGTGTCGTCCTGGGTGAGGTCGAAGGGCAGGGCCACCTTGCCGGTGCGCTCCTCGTGGGCGGCCCGCAGCAGCCCGGAGGCGACGGCGATCGCCTCGGCGCCGAGGAGGGGCTCGATCGCCTGGAGCCGGACCAGGGGCACCTCGGAGTCGTCGTCGGTGTTCCGGGTCAGCTGCTTGCAGTCGACGATCGCGACGACGACGTGCGCGGCCTTGGGGTCGTCGATGAACTGGGACACGATGCGCACCAGCCCGTTC